CTACCCGGTGATTTCGCTGATATTTAGGTCTGGAATTGCTTCAGACCAGACGATTTCCGCATGATCCTTTTGGTAGTTCTTGGTCATCTTCTCGCTGGCATGGCCTGCGATCTTCTGCCCGTCCTTTCCGGCTTTCTGGTACAGGTGAAGCGATAGCGCTCGCACCTCATGGAAGCCCGGCATCTCTTCCTCCTTCCATCCCTTGTAACAGCCTGCTGCCTCCCGGGCCTCCTTAAAAGCCCGCGTCAAATATCTCTCTTCGACCTGGGTCCAGTGGTCCTTCGTCTGCGCCTGCTTTTGTTTCAGGCGATCTGGGCGACGGTGCACCAGGTAAGGCGAGGCGATATCGTCCCGGCATCGGCTGATCACCGCCTGCAGCTCTTCAGTTACCGTGAACCTGATCCATGCGGCATCGCTGGCCTTGGCTGTCTTTTGCTGCACCACATACAGGTACCCCTCCCGAACACCGTCAAATCGCATGTTGAGGATGTCGGTACGGCGCTGGGCCGTGATCAAGGCCAAGTCGATTGCGTTTTGCAGCCACACCGGCGACTTCTCTCGGATGGTTTTCAAACCCTCGATCGTGTGCCGCTTGCGCTGTTTCTTCTCGATCCGGTTGATGGTGCTGGCCGCCGGGTTGTCTGGGCACAACCCCTTAGCGGCGGCATGGTTGAAGATGTCGACCAGCAAGGCCCGGCACTGGTTTGCCGTCCGTGGGGTCAGTGCGTCGAGCATCTCGGCGATCATGCGGATCGTGATCTGATCGACAGCTTTCCCTTCGAACTGCTTGCGGAAGCGTCGAAAATGCACTGCATAGAGCCCCAGGGTTCCCTTGGCCAGCTCGCGTGGCGGCAAGACATCGCGCTCGTATGCATCGAGGAAGCCCGGGAAAGACTCGGATGAGTTCCCCATCACTGCGCCAATCAGGTCAGCACCCCGCATGAACTCTAGGTTCAGTTGCTTAGCAGCGTCTATGGCTTTCAGGCGATCAGCACCGAACGGGAAAAACTTCCCGTCGGTAGGGCGCCGGTAGCGATATGTCCCGCGCCGCGCGTCGTAGTACAGGTTCTGCGGAAGGCTCTTATTCGCAGTGTTGCGCGGCCGTGGGGACATCATGCAGCTCCTTTCATTACCATTGCGACAAGGTCGTTGCCGCTGGACGCGTTGAACGCCGCCCAGTCAACGTACCAGAGTTTCCCGATTTGCTCGCCCGGCACCCGGCCGTTGCGGATGTGGTTGCGAATAGCTTGTGGGCACTGCGGCGTGCCGTTTTCTCCCCAGCGCCGACGCTGAAATTCGCTGATCTTGATGAGTTCCTTTCTCATATCTACCTCCCGCCGCCCGCTGTAGGCCGCGCTGTCTTGATGATGTGGATGATGAAACCGAAGGTGAGCAGCATCCAGGCGACGGTGCCGGCGAATGCTGCGACCAGGGTCTGGTCGGTACCGGTCGAGAGCAGATCCGGTACCTGCCAGAAAAACCAGAAGGTGGACCCCGCCACGTACAACACGATGGCCGTGATGAGCAGGGTGAGTTTCGTTGCGTACATGGGGTGTCCTTGCCGCGCTGGGCGGCAGAGGGTGGGTTAGGTGGTGGCTTTCTTGATCGCGGCCCGTGCGTCGAACATGGCGTAGTACAGGCGGTGGAAGATCGCGCAGCTCGGATCTTCGTGGTCGTCTCCGCCGTGTTCGAAGATTCCGTCGATGGTGCCGCTGTAGTTGCTGGCGATCTGCTCGCATTCGCCCGCCACCTGGGTAAGCGCTGTCAGTGCTTTCAGCAGTTGCTCGCTGCTGGCGCGTTCCTCTCGGCCGATATCCCAGAAGCGCTGACCCCAGTGCCCGGCCGGTGGCGGGTTGGAGTTTTGCGCGCCCGTGGCCAGGGCACCGACAACGCAGTCCAGCAGGTCACGCTTGTAGGCGTTGTCGCCGTCGATGCTGGCGCCCATGCGGCGAAGGTTGTTCAGCGTCGCGTCGAAGTCTTCGCGGGTGAACTCGATGACGTTCTTGCTCAGTGCCGTGATCTCGGACTTCGCTGCATTTAGTCGATCCAAGTCAGCCTGCCAGCCGCTGCGTAGGTAATTAGCGTCTGCCGCATTTTGCTCGGCCAGAGTTTTCCAGTGATCGACAGGCGACCACGGGCTGACGATCACAATGCAATTCGCCATCGGCACCAGTTCGTTCTGCTTGGCAGCAAGCGTGTCGGCTTCCTCTTTGCTGGCGGCCGCGTAAAGATCGTCGGGGCCTTGGGCGTGTACGACATACAGCACTTCAGTTTCATCGGGCATGGGAATACCTCGCCCGCCGCTCACTGGCAGGCATGTAGGGGGATTGGGGTTAGGCTGCTGGGTGCTGCGCTGTGTCGCGGAAGACATCCATCTGCGCTGCGCCGTCGAGCCAGGCGGACGCTATCCGGCGTTCAGCCATTGCGGCATATTCCGGGTTCAGTTCGCACAGGATCGATTTACGACCTTCCTGCATGGCGACCACCGCCGTAGTGCCGGCACCGCCGAAAGGGTCAAGCACAACGCCACCGAGTGGTGCGCCGGCCAGAATGCATGGCCTGATCAGGTCCGGAGGGAAGGTCGCGAAGTGGGCTTCCTTGAAGGCGTGCGTTGCAACGGTCCAGACGCTGCGCTTATTGCGGGTGGCTACATCCCACGAGCTTTCCTCCCGGTCAGGTCGATGCGTGCCGACTGCTTGGCCTGGTATGGCTTGCTCTCGCTTAGATCCTTCACGCTTGAAGCTGTCCCGCCGTGCTCGCTCTGCGCCGTCTTTGTGGAAGGCGCCGTGCCCGCCGTCGCCGGTTGATGTGTCCCAGCCGGTTGGTATCGTTGCCCTCGGCTTGGTTACCGCATCGAAGCCATGGCCGAAGCCGACACCGCTGGGTGTTGCACCGTATATCGCAGGCTCGCGGATCGCGGTCATATCGCAGTGGTACCGACGCGACTTGCTGAGCAAGAAGATGTATTCGTGCGCCTTTGTGCAGCGGTCGCGCGTCGATTCCGGCATGGGGTTTGGCTTGTGCCAAATGATGTCCTGCCGCAGGTACCAGCCGTCGTCCTGCAAAGCGAAGGCGAGGCGCCAGGGCATGCCCATCAGGTCTTTCGGCTTGTACTCCGCGTGGGTCGTCGCTTTGGCTTTACGCTGGCTTGCCATCACCTGCCGCTGGCTGAGTGTCGATACCCCGACGCCCATATCATCACGGCCGTGCGCACCCCAACTGCCGGCATAACTGTCACCCATGTTCACCCAGGCGGTGCCGTCGTCGCGGAGTACTCGACGCACTTCCTGGAACACCTCTACCAGCCTAGCGATAAACTCCGCCGGCGTTTCCTCCAGGCCGATCTGGCCGTCGACACCGTAATCCCGGAGTCCGTAGTAGGGCGGGCTGGTGACGCACATCTGAACCGATTTTTCTGGCAGCGTCCGCATCGACTCAATGCAGTCGCCGATCAAAACGCGATGCTGTTTCATGGGCGAGTTCGTCCTTGCCGCTATAGCGGCTGACTTTGAAGGGGGAGGGGTTACAGAGAGGGGCTGAGGCGTTTCAGCTTGTCAGTCGGCATCTTTGTTGCGATAGAACGAATCGCCTTGCGGGTATTCGCCCTGGCACACCGCTACCGGCGCGGGCTGGGCGCCTGGCTTGCCCCAGCCAATACCGCATGGGCAAAGGTGATGCTCAAGCTTTCCGGTCCCTTTGCACTGCTTGCAGTTTGGCGCATCCAGTAGGGCGCGCAGCTCTTTCCATGCCGCCCAAAACCCGTGCCCGGCTATGGATACATGCTCGGCGTGCAAGCGCTCCAACAAGTCACGCAGGCCTGGCACGCCGTCAATCGTTTGGTTGGTGGTCATGGCAATTCGTCTCCGGCGATCATCTTGCAGGGCCCCAGACTTAAAGCCTTGAGTTCAGCCCGCAAATCATCTATCTGCTGATCGGCAGCGGTCAGGAGCTGTTGTAGCTCATCTGCACGGCGCCAGTCGTTGAAGTTCGGAACGGGCTTGCCCGCCATGCGGTGCTGAATCATGGCCCAGACAAGGTGGTACTCCGGCCAGTCGTGCTCGACCACCACGCACTCGCGGCGGGGCAGGTGGGATAGCAGCGAGAACATCGGATCAACCAAGGCGCTGCGATACGCCACAGGAACCTTTTTCAGGTCGCTGCGCTTGATGATGATGTAGCGGTCTTCGCGTTTGAACTCGCTCATACAGCCTCCCTCGTTACCAGATCATGGGCATTCACAACCGTCATGCCGAGGTGCTTGGCAATCAGGACTTCGAGCTGGGCGCCTTTCGATTCTTGCCAGCCGGGCAGGGTGGCCACGGTGTCGCAGTCCATCAGTGCTGCAATGTCGCGGCGCATGCAGTCGTTCCAGGTGCCGCCGTCGGGGTTGATCTCGGCGGGGTTGGTGACGGTGTGGCCGCCGGCGCGCAGGTTGGTGGTCATGGCGTGGAAGGCGGCGAAGTTGAGGCCGGGCAGGCCGGTCATGGGGCCGCTGAGGTAAATCCGTTTCACGGGGAGTCCTTGCCGGGCCATGCCCGGGCGGTGGAGTGGGGGGGGAGTTATGCGGCGTCAGTCGTTGTCGATCGAGAGCAGGGGGAATGCTGTTGCTGCCACTCGCGGAACCTGTCCATTGCCAAGGGCTTTAATTCTGTCCACCCGATGGGCCACCCCATCAGCCACTCGACCCATTCCGGGTTCAGCTGGCCACCGTCGGAAGCCATCACTGCATGGTCGATCCTGTCGTTTACGCGGCTCTTTCCGGACTTTCGTATCAGACTCGCCGGTGACGATCCTTTGCTCGCGCTCGCGCTCGCGCACGGCGTCGGCCAGGACCGGGCGGATACCGCTTCGATCAGTGTTCCGCCTTCCCGGCTCTTGCGCGGCGTCACCCTGCCGCCCTTCGTGGCCAGTGTTGCCGTTGGCGTTGGCCATTGTTTCACTGCACTGCTCAGGCCCCAGCCGGCATTCTTGCTGCTGCCCGGCTGGTTGTAGTTGCCGTGCACCGTCGGCGTCGGCCAGAGCATTACCTCGGGTGACAACTTCGGTTCGCCCCGACTGTTCCACTTTCCGCCCGGCCGGCTCACTGCATCGTCCGCGACTATCGTTTGCCACAATCCAGATGCGGTCACGCTGATGGGGCGCTCCGCAGTCGGATGCTGAAACAATGCACCACTGCGCGTCATACCCCATTTCGGCAAGGTCACCGAGGACCAGTGCAAGTCCTCTTCCCACAAGTAGAGGTGAGTTTTCCACGTAGACGTAGGCAGGTCGTACCTCGCCGACGATTCGCGCCATTTCACGCCAGAGCCCGGAGCGTGCACCATCGATGCCGTCGCCATTCCCGGCAGCTGATATGTCCTGACACGGGAATCCGCCAGAAACCACGTCAACAAGGCCGCGCCATGGTCTTCCGTCAAAACTGCACACGTCAGACCAAATCGGGAAAGTTGCGAGTGCTCCATCGTTTTGTCGTTGCGCCAGAACTTGTGCGGAGTAGGCATCACGCTCAACGGCGCAGACGGTGCGCCACCCGAGCAGGTGGCCGCCGAGAATTCCGCCACCAGAGCCTGCGAAAAGAGCCAGCTCATTCATTTGAACTCCTGCGTTGGTAGGTTTTGGTCAGCGCCGCATTGACGCTATTGCCGCGCCTCATGACCAAGTTGGCCAGGGAAGCGCGGTCCTTTTGGCTGTGGCTGGCCTGACTGAGCAGGCCGAAGTAGCTATTGGCTGTCTCGCGCAGATCCTCGGCGGGCGCCGCGGCGGTGCGCTTCAGTGCCTGGGCAAGTGATCGCTTGCGGGTGGTGCGCCGCCAGGGTTTGATGACGTGGCCAACGAAGTCGACGCCGCGATCCACTGGTTGCAGGATCGTCTTCGTGGGATTCAGCTTGGCGCCAAGCCTGGGCAGGAACGCTTCGACCTCTGCCAGCCACTGGTTGAGCTGCTGCGGTGACTCATGCAGGAACACGAAGTCATCGACGTACCGGATGTAGTGCTTGGCGCGCAGCTGGTGCTTGGCGAACTGGTCCAGGGCGTCGAGGTAGACGTTCGCGAAGAACTGCGACGACAGGTTGCCGATCGGCAGGCCGAGGTGAGCGGGCTGCGCAACCAGGCGCTTGTGCTGCGGCACCCGATTGAACAGGTGGGCCGGGCTGCGGGTCTCGTAGTCTTCACGCGGGTCGTGCATGAGGATCTGTGTGGCCAGGGCCAGCCACCAGGGTTCGGTGATTCTGGCCTCCAGTTGCTTGCGCAGAACTGCCTTGTCGATGGCGACGAAGAAGTTGGCCAGGTCGCACTTGAGGTAGAAGATCGGCTTCGACCAGTTCTCGCTGGCGCTGCGGATCTTCGATTCAAGCCGGGTGGCGGCGTACAACGTGCCGCGCCCTGGGATGCATGCACAACTGTCCGCTATGAAGCTGGCGTAGAAGCGCGGTGCCACATAGTTGTACAGCAGGTGGTGGACGACGCGGTCCCGAAAGGCAGCTGCCCATACTTCCCGGGCTTTCGGTCGGGTGACCACGAAACAGATAGATCGGCCTGGCCGGTAATTGCCGGTGACCAGGTCGTCGTGCAGCTGGATCAGATTCCGCTCCAGGTCGATCTCGAAAGCCAGCGCGCTGTCGCTGTTGCGCTTGGTGCGCCGGCAGTCGTAATAGGCCTGGACCAGATCCTGAAACGGGTAGGGGCCCAAAGTCGAATCTGCGGACGGGGCGGACACGGAGCTCGTTGTTCTTGTCGTTGTTGTTCTGATTGCCATCATCGAAGTTCATGTTGAATGCGTTGTTGGCTGAGCGCTGCGACCTATCGTGCTATCTACGTCGCCGAGCCGAAGGCATAGCCGATCTGCAAGGAAACTGCGCAAGACCTGCCCGGACGCTTTAGACCGGAGGTATCTCTTGTGCGCATGGCGGTGACCCAGAGGTCAGCGGCACGACCAGATTCAATTCGCACAGACCAGAAAGCCGTAACCTTCAGGTAGCGGGCGCGGTTGGGGTTGAGCGTTTCCAGGCGTTTGCTTGCTTGCCTATTGAGGCCGTTACCTCAATTGCCTGGGCGTGTTGCGGGATGCTGATGAAGCGGTTGTCTTTGAAGAGACGCATCAGGAACTCGACCACCTGCACCTTCTCGACCAACTGGGTCAGGTGTGGCCGCTTGTCCTGAGTTGCGTTGGCACGGGCAATCAGCATCAGCACTTCGATGCATTCGTCGATCACTCGCTTGCCGAGTGACTGCTTCAGGTCGCGTGGGATGTTCCGGGTCATCGTTGTGGCCATATGCAGAAGGCCCATTGAAGCCTTATAGATCGCAAGTTCCGTATGCATTGCCATGTGGCTCGCTCTCCAAGAGCAACCGGCCGCAAGCGGCCGGATTAAATAAACGAATTAATCAATAAGCTCGCTGCGGACGGGGCGGACACGGAGCTCGTAGTACTTGACGTGGTTGCCCTGACCGCCACCAGCGAAGCCCATGCCGAATGCGCCGTAGGCTGAGCGCTGCGAACTCGACCAGTACCAGGTGTCTCGGAACGCTTCAGCGCCGCCTTCCTGGAACGCGGTGTGGATGGTCTGCACCGGGTCTTCTTCACTGTACAGCAGGCCTACAGGCTCGCTGCTTGGGTTGTCGCCATTGCGCGAGCTCGCCCAGTTCTCTTCGGTGGTCGGTTTGAAGTGGCGGTATTGCAACTCCTGCACGNGGGATCGCCCAGTCGTTGTAACCGCCAATGCTCAGGGCCAGCACCTTCGATGCCAGCTCGCTGCCCGCCGCCGCCATGGCCTGGGTGTTGGCCAGGCTGTCGGTGAAGCTGTCGGCACCTTCGATCTTGACGCCGTACTCGCCCCACTTGCCGACCAGTTCATGCTCGGCGCCGGCGGTGATGTTCAGGAAACGCTTTCCGGTTGCCGGGTCGCGGGTAATGCCGGTGACGAAGCCGCCGCCGTAGGCCTGACCGATTGCGGGGGTGGTTACTGCTTGCGCTGCTTTCTCAACTGCGGACATGGTGCTTCCTCTTTTCGAAGGCAACAAAAAAGGCGCTGTGCGCCCTGGTGTGCCGGATCAAGAACGAATGGATGAAGGATTAAATAAAGAATCTGCGGACGGGGCGGACACGGAGCTCGCCGTACTTGGCGTCGTAGCCCTGATTGCCAACACCGAAGAGCATGCTGAATGCGCTGTTGGCTGAGCGCTGCGAGCTTGACCAGTAGTAGCAGTCCTGGGCGAATACCTCGGGGCAGTTCAGCCACCCCTGGTACAGCTCGGCAGCGGCCGGCAGGTAGAAGTCATGATGACCATCGGCCTGGTACTCGGCGCACGCATCGGCGGCGGGATACTTGCGCTCGTCGTCGTTACCAATCAGCACCTGGGTGTTGGTGTAGCCGTCGGTCTTGCTGAGCCCCGTTACCTCAACTCCACGGCCACCCCATTCAAGGCTGCCAACATCTTTTGCGGCGAAGATCAGGTAATGCGCTGGGACGTCACCGCGAGCTTGAACGAATCCGCCATTGATACCGCCCTGGCCTGGCCAAGGCTGGCCGATCTCAGGAACGGCTGACGCCACTACCGGCTGAACATTCGCGGCCGGTGGCAGAGCATGCACGAACAAGCTAGCCGCGAGCAGCTGAATCATACGTTCGGCAGAGCCTTTGATTTTGAGGCCGTCAGCCTCGATAGAAATTGTCTTGGCTTTCATCGGTGTTCCTCGGGTAGGCACCGCCCTCCGGTTACCGGATGCAGCGAGTAGGGTGGGTTACGCGGGCTCGATGATCTCGTCGCCCGGGTCTTTCTGGATGGCGAGCAGGCTTTTGTTGCGGAATTCCCGCGCCACGTTTTCGGATATCTGGAATTCGTGGCGCGGCGGATCAAGCAGGAATATGGCTTTCGATCCCATCGCGTGCAGGTGATGAATCATCAGCGTCATCGCCTCGCCCTGCTCAGTAATGCCTGACCACTCCATCAGGTCGGCCAGCGCCTGGCGGGTGCCGGGGCGAACCCTGAGCCTCAATTCCTCTTCGGCATTCGCCACGCGCTTCCTGGCGGTTTTGGCCGAGCGTTCCTGCACAGTCTTGGCCATGGCCTACCTCTTCTATTCCGCTGGCCGGCAGTGCGAGCCAGGTTTGACGTTTGCGTTGCTGGGTGCGGGCTATGCGGCGCATCGTTCGCCGCCTGGCTTCGACAGTGGGTAGTCAATTGCGTGATTTTTTAGAACTCGGGCCAGGGTCTTAGTGTTGATCCCAAGCTTCCCGCAGACCTTGCGGCGGCTGATACCGATCTCCATGAACGCCTTGATTCGCTCTGCCAGTTTGGCGTCTCGATCCGCAAGGGCTTTCATGTGTTCGGGATTGCCATGCCTGCCGCGAGGTGACGTTTTGAACTTGAACTTGAATTCGAGCGACATATTCAGCAGCGCTCGGCGACCTATCCCGGTCATCTTTGAGACTTCGCTCTGGGTATGGCTAGGGGCCAACTCCATCACCCCTGCCACGCGCTTTTTGCGCGCCTCGATCCTTTCTTCAAGCTTGTTGTTGGTGGGTTCCGTCAGCGATACAGGCTCAACCCGGCGCCGAACAAACGGCTTCGGCGCAGGCGGCATCTGGTTGCTGTAGGTGATCGGCTTGGGGATGTAGCCGCTGGCCGGGCCTTCCTCAATCCGCCCGCCGGCCGCCACAAACTCAGCGACCTGGGCGGCAAGTTCTTCCTGGGCAGGGCGCAGGCGCTCTACTTCGTTACGGAGGATGCTGATCATGCTGCTATCCCCAAGACCCGATTCATCCGGTCGTCCAAGAGTTCGTAGAATGTGCTGACACGCTCCGACAGCTTGCGGATCATGGCTTCGTCCCGGTAGGCGCGCTTGATGAACAGCGGCATGCCTGGCCAGTAGCAAACGAAGTCGATCCATTCGCGCTCTGACAGCCACAGGCCGCCCTGGCATTGGGCAACGTGTTCCTTGGGGATATCGCCGGACAGGATCACTTCGACCTGGAATTTAGGGAGCTTGGTTTTGATCTCGGTCAGACCATTGAGGCCCACCAGAGAGTCAGGCGAGTAGCCGGCGCCGTGGTTGAGGATGATCGCGACCTGCTTGGTTTCGACTTCCTCACGCTGCTCGTACAGCTTGCGGGCCACTCCTTCCAGCTCATGCCCGCGCTCGGTGTGGCGGTTGCCCTGGAAGGGGTCGGCAGCCTCACCGGTAATGCGCTCGCCGATCAGGGTGTTCATGTACGTGAATGCCCCGGCGCCGAAACCTGACTCGCCTTTGCCGTTGACCAGCAGACAGTCAAGCTCGGAACAGGTGACGATGCCCAGGCGAAGGGCCAGCCACTCAGGTGAGCCCTGTTCAACCTCAGTGATGATTTGCATGGTCTTTACCCCGCCTGTTGCGCCGCCTTGGCAGCTTTCGATATCGAGTTGTTCAGCCCGGCCACTACACCGTCAAACGCTGACTTCGCGATCTGTCCAGGATGTCCGTACATTTTTTCGAAGTTGGCGTGAACGGTCTCGCTGCACTTGTCCAGGAGGGCCTGAACCTGCCGCGCCTGGGCTGGAGTCACCAGTTGATCAGATGGTTCGACATAGCCGTCGTTGTCGTTGTCGTCGCCGCTGGTGATGTTCAGCAGGGCGCACATGACATAGCGCTTGCCGTAGGTAGTGGTCGAGCCTACGGACTGCACGGCGCTTCGCCCTGCGCCGACATCAAGTGGTAGGATCATGGTCGTTTCTTCGCGGTGTCCGGCCTTGTGCATCAGGATGCCGGTGATGCTCACGCCATTGGCCTGATTCACGATCTTGAACGACACGCCAAAGCCAAACTTGGCCATTACCGGGCGGACCATTTGGTTGATATCGTCAAGGTCTGCGTACATCTTTTTGGTGTGCGTGTTTTCGGTGCGCTTCTCTACAGAGGGCATTTCGCATTGCATTTCAGCAAACGAGGCGTTGAACGCCTCCAGCGCGCTCTTTGCTTCCATGCGTTCCTGGAGGGCCATCAGGCGCTCCAGCTTTTCCATGTCGCAGCGAGGATCGAGGGCGAGCCGGCTGATCGTCGACAGCATGCTGATTTCCTGCGCTGGCTGGGCGGATACTTGGCGCTCGCGCTCCAGCGGCATGATGATTTCTTGCGACATGGCTATAGCCTCAAAATTGGATAGTGATGTGTGGGACTTCGCCGCGGGCGATCTTCAGGACAATGGCCTTTGCCAGTTCTTCGCTGATGTTCATGCCGATCAGGGCCTGCTTGGCTTCGCCCAAGATTTTCGACTTGTGTGCTACGTCAGCCTGGCGCTCCTGCTGCTGGCGCAGGATTTCGTCTGCCGCTGCGTTCGCCCGGGCAACCTCATCTAGTCGAGCCTGCTCCACGGCTTCCTCTTGGCGGCGAATGGCCGCAAGCCGGTCTTGCTCGGCGCGCTGTTCGGCAGCAACACGGCTTGCTTCTGCCTGGGCGGCTGCTGTGCGCGCTTGCTCGGCCTGCAGTTCCAGTTGAAGGCGCTGGCGTTCGGCGGCTGCCTCTGCGTCCAGTGCGGCCTGTGCGGCGGCGCGCTGAGTGGCTGCGGCTTGGTCCAGCAACTCCTGCTCGCGGCGCGCTGCTGCGTCACGTTCGGCCTGCGCCTGCTGCTCGGCCTGGAGTCTGGCTTGTTCGGCGGCTACTCGGGCAATCTCTGCATCGCGGTCGCGCAGGGCCTGGGCCTCTGCCTCGGCACGCAGGCGGACCAGTTCGGCCTGCTCGGCTTCGTACTTTGTGCGCTCGGCCAGCAGGGCGCGCAGCCTTGCAAGTGTCTCGTCCTTCACCTGGGCGGCCTCTGGCAAGAACTCTTCCCAGGCATCGTTGATCTCGACTGCTTCAAGGTCAGCAATAAGTTGTGCTACATGGGCGGCGGCCGGGGTTGCCTCGAAAACGGTCATGTCCTTGATGGACTGGATTTCGTCAACGTGCTTGTCTTTGCGGGCCTGCTCGGCTGCTTCCCAGTCGGTCAGCGGCTTGCGTGTCTCGTCACGCAGTGCGTTCATCGCGTCGACGAACTCTTTCAGCTCGACCTCAACGACCTTTGGCATTTCTTTCAGCCGGCGCAGATAATCCCGGCCCGGCTTCTCGACAGCCACCTTGGAATCGCTGACCTTCTTTGCCAAGGATGCAATGCGAGCGCGACCTTTAGCGGTGGTCAGGTCAGGCACTTGCGAGCTGACTTCTTCCTTCACGGCTTGCAGGAAAGGCTTCAGGCCGTCTTTCACGTAGATCGCCGGGGCATTGGCTTCGCTGATGTCGTCGATGGTTACAGCAAGTTGATTTGCGGACATGACTATCTCTCCGCGCCACCGGAGAGGGGCGCTGTGAAGGGGGTTATTGGGCGGCTTTGGAGGTTTTTAGAATGGGCAAACGTCATCAGGAAGATTTGGCAATGGCTGCCAATGGCTTGGAGCTGATGCGATCCGGCCGCTCATGTCCTCCCAGCGCGGCTCACGGCCCTTTTCTGTCTTGTTGTACATCTGTCTGGCGTAATACATTGTCCTTACTTGATTGCGAACCACCGCAATCACGCACTGCTGGCAGTTGTAATCTGGTAACCCTTCAAGATTTGGTAGGCCATCTTCGACCTTGATCCAATCAGTCATGACAATTTCCTATTGAGTAATGAGCCCGCCGATAGCGGGGCCCAGGAACAGGACGGCGTAGAAGATCAGGCCGGTGATGAAGAAGGCCCAGCGGATGGCGCGGCGCCTGTGCTGCTGGCGGGTGGTCATGGTGCTACCGCCTCGGCCAGGGTGACCTTCTTCCAATCCGGTGGCAGCTTCACGGCTTCGATCTTTCCGCCCTCGTTGGCTTGCAGGATGCTCAGGATCATCTGCTCCGTGCCCTTCGGCACCTTGGCGTGACAGAGCTGTCCGTCCACTTCGATGACGATGCTCACGATTGAGATATTCACATCGCCACCTTGCAAGTCCAGCGGCCCGCACACTTGCAAGGCTGCTCGATCCATTTCACTTCGGCCAAAAGCAAGAAGCCTCGATTTCTCAAGGCTTCCACGATTCCTGTAAATGATCCGGCGATGATGGTCATGATGCCTCTCCTTGCCGGCGCTCGTAGATACGGTGCAGGCGCTCGGTGTAGTGGACATCCTCAGCCGCGTCGATCACGCCAAGGGTGCGGAAGATCAGGATTGCGGTATTGGCTGAGGCCTTGACGGCCACGGGGCTGCACCCTGGGTCGATCACCCTGGCGATGTAGCTTTCAAGCATGCCGACGGCCAGATCGTGCTGGGATGGTTGTGAATAGCTCATGCTGCTTTCCTCCCCGTGCGGCGCTTGCGGGCGTCAATTTCAAACCACAGCGCCTTCTCGATCATCGGGACGTATTCCTTGCTCTCGGCAATCACCGCCAGCTCCATCTGGCACACGTCCATCGGAATGCGGTCGACGTCGTACATGGTCCCGGACAACACGTTGAACGTCAGTTCCCGGCTGCCATTCCGGTACTCGGCTGGCAGAGCTTCCTCGCAAGACGTCACCTCCACCTGGAGGACGTACCCTTCAACTATTACTTCGTAAGTCATGGTCGCCTCCAGGCTTGGTTATTTGGTTGGCGGGGCGGGGAGCGGTTGCCAGTGGGTTACTGGGTATTGGCCGCCGAAGCGCTCTTGGTGGTAGTCGTAATTGATCGTGGCGACTTCGTTACCCTTTGGAGCTGATGGCCTGTAGGTCAGGACGTAGCCGCAAACAGGCAGCCTGTCGCTGCACTTGATCCAATCGCTCATGGCGACCTCCAGTGTTTGGGGTTAGGCGTCTGCGGCAATGTCCGCGAGGATTTGAGCTTTCCGTTTTTCGAAGCGAGCACTCCAGGTTGGTCTGCCATCTACACGCCAGATGGTCGCGCCACGCTTGCGGAGCTTCCGGGCCCGAGCCGGTGAAATCCGATTCCCCCATCCCTCGGTGCGGTAAATGGCTTCCCAGTACTCGACGGTCTCGCGCTTGTCATACTTGTAGTACCGGCTGCTCGGTTTGTTCTCGGAAAGCCAAGCCTCTACCAGCGACCTCGCGACGGTGGTGCCACTGAACACGTAGCAACTTTCCAGCGACTCACGGGTGCCAATGCCGGCATGAAGCGTGGGGACACCAGGATCGCCGCCGCAATCCCAGACCTGGCCTTTGCACTCCAGGGTCGAGCCGTCAGCGAGATTGATGGTGAAGGTGCGGCCCGCAAACGCATCACGGGTGCCCGGCTCAATCTTCATGAAGTCGAAGAAGCCATCGTGGCTCGAAACAAGCAGGTTGCCGGTGCGCTGGTATACACGGCGCGGCATTTCATCTAGCAGCAGGAACAGCTGACCTTGCTTGGTTTTGATCACATCGAGGATCTTTGGCATTCCGGTAACTCCATTCGTTGGTTCACCTGTATTCGTCAACACTCATGCCTCCCGCTGGTTGCCGATGGGCGCGGGGGAGGAGTGCTGACGGGTAGAGGCGCGTAAAAAAGCCCGAACATTGCCCGGGCTTTCGTTGCTCCACATAGACCTCCCTACGTGGCGCGGGGTATGTTTTGGGCGGGACCATCAACGCCAGAACGCCGATAGCCCCGATCTAGAACGCCAGCGCTCACGATGGAAGCGCAATGGACCGGTTGGCAGGCCGTCATCAGGTGGCGGTTCTGGCCGCGCATGGCTGAGCGCTGCGCCGATCAGGAACAGTAGGAGCATGGTGATCTCCGGTTGGTTGATGCGGATGCATCGGGTATCCGCATGTGCGGGCTGCTGCTACCTTTCGGCTCCCTCCCGGCGGGATGTGCAGTGGGCCCCGGGTTGATGCAGAGGCCGGAGCTGATCCCGGCACGACTATTAGCGGCCTTAGTGACACCGGAGTTTCACCGGGGCGAAGGTTTCAGCCGCTTATTCTTGGACTCGCCGTGGCCATCTGGGCGCTTACTCACTTCGCCGGCCACGATTCCCGCGATCCATCAGGTCTTACACTTGCCCATCAGCCTGGGCATTCATCTGCATCGGCCTGCAATCTCAGAGGTCGAAACCTCAGCGCGCCGTATTTGCTGCCTCGTGACAGGCTGGCGGGTAACCGGTATTCACGTTCCGGCGAGATTGCAGGCCGATGCAGCCTCTCCCTATACGAGTCTCCCCAAGGAAAGGATCGGGCCAATTTTCGTCTGGCTGACGTGCAAGGAGAGGGTGGTCAATGATGAAGCGGGCCCCGACCGAAAGGCTTGAAGCAGCAGGCGCATACCGGCACGCCTGTTTCCTGCTCGATTTCAATGCTTCGAGCAGTCTTGCGGTACATGTTTGCAGCTGAGGAAAGTCCGGCGCGATCTGCCTCTTGGGCGGCGCGCATCCATTGCTCAATTGCTTGGTTTGGCGCTGCCAACGTGATTTCCATTTGCATCGCTATCACTCAACTGGTTATGGGCTTCCAAATACCTCCAGGGGGACTAGAGGCATTTGTGAAACAAGATGTCTACCTGAATCAGCAGGGAGCCATCTGCACCCGGTCACGCTACTGGCGTCAGGCCGGGGTGGTTCGTCATAGTTGCTGCGGGTTATTCGATTTCGAGGCGAGCAATAGCAGCCCGGTACGCTACTGCGTTATTGCGCTCAAGCTCGGCCTGTTCGTGATTGCCCTCGACCTCGTTGATTGGCGCGTTCTTCTCGCAAATCTCAGCGCTGATGGTCAGTTGGGCGATTGCTGATGCATGCTTCATGGTGTCTCCTTGCTTGGTTGGACTTAGGAGCCCCGCACAGGCAAGCCGTTCATGCGGGAGTGGGGCGCCGCCAGCGCTCGATAACAACCAATTCTGACGGTGATGCAGGGGGCGGCCTTGCGCCGTGTGGACTCATCCGCATCGGATATAGCTCGAATCCTTCCGAGTGTTGCCCGTCTACGCCGCGACAAAATCCGCTCAGGCTCGGGACAAGGTGGCCACCCTGCTATCACACAGAAGGCCGAGCTATATCCGATACGCTCTCATAGAGAGGATCGGGCAGTTAACGACAGGCTGTCGTGGCGCTGGTTGTCCGTTCAGACGATCTGCGCAATGCCCCATAGGCAGCCCAACAAAGCGCCTACAAGGACTGTCACAGCGAGCCAGGCGGCCCAGGTAAGGTTTGGCATGGCGGGGTTCCTTGGGGTGTGTGGTTGATTTCCCGTCAGGCCCTCTTGCGAAGGCCTGCCAGTGAAATCTGTTGTCTCCACCACGCAACACTTCCGAGTCGTCTCTCACCGGCGTCGCACATTTCGTGTTCGATGCTGTTCCGGTTTGGAAGCGTGGTTTCGCGTACTCACATGTGGGAGTACGGCAGCTACCAGAGGCTGCATGGACGACGGTTTAGCTTTCTCACCACCGGGGTTGCCGGTACGTCGTTGGGTCACGTCAAGTTCATAAAGAGCGTTCGGCGTCTGCCTGGCATCGCTGCCTGTGTTGCGGCGGGTCTTGGTAGGCCCTGGCGAGTCCCTGTTGGGTGACTCGATGGAGTGAATATGTACCAATGGTTCATATTGGTCAAGTACCAAAAGTACATATTTTTATCGAAGGCACAAAAAAGCCCGCTCAGTGGCGGGCTGTTTGGAGGGCGCGATGCGTCAGTCTGGGCCCTGAGCCTTCAGCCTGGCCAGGCCCTGCTTGATGTGACCGGCATTCTCGCCGATGGTGAAGAGTGTGCCGCGCACGTTATCGCCGGCCTCGGCATTGCCTTGGCGCTCCACAAAGAGTGCGAGCTCCATTATGGCGGCCTCCAGGGCGAGCTGGTTCTCGTAGATGCGTTCGAGCATATCGGGGAGGGAGTAGGGCGCGGGCATGGAAAGGCTCCGAGAGAGGAAGCCTATAGCGTAGCAAGGAGGGCAGAAACAAGAAGCCCGGCGATTGGCCGGGCTCACGGAGAGATAAAAACCTCAGCTTGCAAGGGTGAAGACATACTTCAGCGCAACGCCCAGTAGAGCAGAGGCTATAGCTCCGATTACGATAGCTCCACCAAGGTATTTACCCATGGTGACCTTGATGCCGTTAACGTCCTCACCCACTTTTTTGGTATCGGCTTTGATGCTACTAATATCTTTCTCGATGCGCTCAAATCGAGATTCAGAAATCTTTTCCCATGCTTTGTCGCGCTCCGCCTGGGCCGCGAGAAAGCCTGCAAATTTTTCAGACAGTGCTGAATCTCGGGCAACTTGCTCTGCTCTGAACGATTCCTGGCGAATGTCCAGCTCGCGTTGTAATTGAGTATCACGAAGCGCTAGCTCCTTGCGAAAATCTTCAGATCTTCGTTCTTCGGATCGCTCCATTCTGTCGATGCGCTTATCCATCCGCTCTTCAATGGCAGATAAGGTTGAACCGAGTTCTTCGCGAGTGATGTCATTCATGCGCTGAGTATCGCTCAAGTTTTTTTGCTTGTCTGTAGGCGGCTCTTCATCTGCTAGGGCTGGCCTGTTGAATAACACGACTTGATCAAGATGCCCTTTTATATCCTCTGGCGACTGAAATCTACTCGCTGTCATCTTCGGGCGCCCCTTCGAACTCTAACTCTGCTTGCTGCGGATTATCGTCCACCCACTCGCGAACCTTTCTAGCCCAATGCGTACGTATGTACCCGCACTCATTACAATAAATCGCTAACGTGGATAAGTGTGTCGCTGTTGGGCCGTCGCGCAAATTGGTTACAAGACGGTAAGACATCCCATTTGAAGCAGACCCAACAACCGTCCATACCTTGGTCTGGCAGCCAGGGCATGGAGAATCCGTAGTCTTCGCCTCAAGGAACCTGACGAAGTCAGCAATCGATACGGAATATCTGTGAGGTGGTGCGCTTTCGTCCGACATGAGCGTCCTTGATTGATCTGCTAAAAACTGGTGCTACAGCATCCCGCCGCGCCAAACTACGCGCCCGATGATGCGAACTTCGTTTATCTCCCCATCACGCAGCGTCTCGTCGCCGTAGCGCGCCTTGTCCGGGTTGTCGCTGCGAATGATCCAGCCGTCGAAATCCGACTTCACCAGGCGCTTCACGATCGTGCCTTTTGATTCGCTCTGCATGGCGAATATCTGGCCGTCCTTCGGTTCCACTCTGGACTCATCCACCAGCAGCACGTCGCCATCATTGATTGTCGGCTCCATGCTGTGCCCGTTCGCATAGATCACGTCCAGGTTCTTCTGGTTGAGGTTATTCGCACGCAGCCAGGCCGACTTAAACGCCATGACACCGCGGATCTCGACGTGAGGGTTGTCGTCCCCGTCGCCAGTTGATCCGCGCGCTGTCAGTTGCAGGACGCCGGTATAGCCGGATTGATCGTTCAGATCGAAGCTGCGCGGGGGAGTGCGACCCTCAACAATCGCCGGACGCGCAGATTCGCGCATTTCGCCACGACCATATTCCAGCCACTCCACCCGCACGTTAAGAGCTGTGGCCAAGGCGAGCATCTTGGCCCCGCCAGGCATCGATTCACCGTTAAGCCATTTGCTGCAGGCCTTCGGTGTCACTTTCGCCATTTTTGCCAGGCGCACGCCCGCGCCCCACTCAGGAATCCCAGCCTCGGCGAGGGACTGCTTTAAGCGCGCTACGAAAGAATTGCGGATTTCTTCTATTTGAACCATGGGTTCATGTTCTCACGCGCTTGCATGTACTTTCAGTTCCGACATAAGATGTACCGTAAGTTCATATTTGACTCGGAGGCCATATGCGGCCGCTCAAGAAATCGATTGATGATGCTGGTGGTGTTCCTTCCGTGGCGATGGCCTGCGGGAAGACCCCGCGCGCTATCTACAAATGGCTTGTTGCCGACGCGTTGCCGCGCACCGAGTACACCGGCGAAACCCAATACGCCAAGAAAATTGCAGAACTGGCTGCCGCCAACGGCAAGCCGTTCGAACCTGCCTGGCTGCTCGCCGAGGCGCACCCAAAAAAATCAGCTGCATAACCACTTCGAACAACCAAGGAGCCTCACCAATGGCATACGACGACACACGCCACCTGAAAGACCGGGAGATCAAGTCCCGTTATGACGATGAAACCTATGAAGCGTTAAAGGCTGTGGCTCGCCTGCACAAGCTGCAGCTGGCCGTGTTTGTGCGCATGTGCGTCGAGGAGAAGTTGGAAAGCATCGTTGAACCGAATGCTACCGGTAAACACATGCAGGCCTGAAGGCCCTGAAGGAGGCTATGTGCCCGAAACCACGATCTGCCATGGGATCGATGGACGCCTCTACGAGAAGCTTGAACGTTTGGCGAAGGATGCGGGCATGACGCCCGACGAATACGCCGCAAAGCTTGGAGCAGAGCGTTTTTTCGAGAAGACCAGGCCAAGAGGCGCCGGAAAGATCCGGCATCTGCCAACAACAAGGCGAGAGCCGCCGAAGCCCGGAATAGGGCCTGAAAAAGGAGGGCCTGATGAAGACCTCAACCAATAAACCCAAATCGCAGGCACAAAAAAGCCGGGGCGCAATCCCGGCTCTTTTTACAGCGCTTGCAAAAACTGTTTCAACGTGGAGCTGATTATGCATACGTCGAACACTGATGTACAGGCCCTCAATAATCCCGCGCCACGTTTTCTGCAATCGCAAAACGTGGCGCGGACAATGTCATCCGTAGAAATATCCAGGCTGACCAAGAAGCGTCACGACAACGTGAAGCGCCTCATTGAGGACTTGGCCAAGGGCGGATTGGTCCACCCTCAATCTGAGGATGAATGGTCCACGGACAAACTTGGCCGTCCTCGCGCCACCAGGATCTACAGCGTGGGCGAGCGTGACAGCTACGTCATCGTCGCGCAGCTCTCGCCAGAGTTCACCGGAAAGTTGGTTGATCGCTGGCAGTACCTTGAAAAGCAGGCTCAAAAGCCCGAGCTGCCCGCCAGCGTTAAGGTCATTGGGGAGCTGGCGATCATGGAGTGCTTCACCAGACTACTGAAGCCGGCGCCATCAAGCCAAATGATGATGCTGACCAAGATCGCCGCCAATAACGGGCTGGATGCGAAATTCCTCCCCGGCTATGCCATCGACGCCGCTCCAGACGCGACTGGCGGATCTTCCATGGAAACCAAGCCCATCACTGATCTCATCAAAGAAAACGGGATAGCCAGCACGGCCGCGGCCTTCAATCGCTTGTTGGCTGCCAACGGCTTTATCAAGAAGTGCCAGCGCAATAGCACCAAGCGTGGCGTCGTCGACTTCTGGTCGGTGACTGATAAGGGCCTTCGCTACGGCAAGAACCTGACCAGCCCCAACAATCCACGCGAGACCGCACCCCACTGGTACGTCGATCGCTTCCTCGATCTTGCCGGCTTGGTCGGCAAAGGAAGCAAGTAATGGCCGGAGACTGGATCAAAATGCGAATAGACCTTCAGACGCACCCGAAAGTGTTCCGCATGGTGTCCGCATTGCAAGCGGACAGATTGCGGATTATCGGCGGACTGCATGTTGCGTGGAGCATCTTCGATACCCACTCCAGCGATGGCGTGCTGGTTGGTTACACCGTGGATGCGATGGATGCAGTCGTGGGCTGGCCAGGCTTCACGCAGGCGATGATCGACGTGGAGTGGGCGTCAGTTAATGACGGTGGAAGCCTCGTAATGCCTCGCTTTGACGAGCATAACGGGGCTAGCGCCAAGCGCCGCGCCAACGACTCCGAACGCAAGCGAAACGAACGTAAAGGCCATGTCCGCAATTTGTCCGCTTCGGATGCGGACAGTTTGCGGACCAGAGAAGAGAAGAGAAGAGAAGAGAAGAAAGAGCAAGATCAAAAGCAAGGTGCTGGCGCACCCGCGAAGGCTGGGAAGTTCGATCCGTTGACTGCCAAACCGGAGAACGTGTCCGACAAGGCCTGGGCCGACTGGTGCCAGCACCGCAAGGAAATACGCAAGCCGCTGACTGCCAAGAGCTGTGAGCAGCAGGCCAAGGCCTTGGTGGGCCATTCAGCCCCCGATCAGGTGCTGGCTACCTCCATCAGCAATGGATGGACTGGAATCTTCCCAGACAAGCTGTCGACCAACGTCCACCAATTCCCGCAATCGCGCCACACCGGTTTTGACAGCCGAGACTACAAGGCCGGTCTAACGCCTCGAGGGGATGGCACCTATGACTTCTAGCCCGAAGCAAGTCGACCTGACCATCAACGACATCGAGCGCCGGTTTGGCGTTATCGGCAAGCAGCCAGCAACCTGTCCGCAGCACGGTGAATACGCGTCCGTCATCCGCAAGAGCGCTGATAGGGCGTCTGGATGCCCGGATTGCGCTGCCAAAGCTCAGCAGGAGCGCGATGAGGCCGAACAGCAAGCGACGTATGCCCGAATCGTTGAGCAGCGCCTGGAGCGCAAGCTGGGGGCTTCCCTGATCCCAAAAAGATTCATGGGTAAGAACTTTTCAGACTTTGTTGCTGAAACCGAAGGTCAGAAGGCGAACCTTGCCAAGTGCGTTGAGTACGCAGAGGCGTTCCCGCAGCACTTGGAGGATGGTCGCTGCATCGTCATGACCGGCACCCCAGGCACTGGGAAGACGCATCTTGCCGCTGCCATCGCCGGGCACGTCATCGTCAACCACAACGCCACCGCTGTGTACCGCACCGTCGGCGGCCTGTTGCAGTTCATCAAGGGCAGCTACGGCGACCGTGCCGAATACACCGAGTCAGAGGCATTCGCCAGTCTGGTGGAGCCGTCCCTGCTGATCATCGACGAAGTTGGTGCCACCAAACCGACCGAGTTTGAGCTGGCCACCTTGTTCGCTGTGATCAACGGCCGGTATGAGGCGCAGCTACCCACCATCGTGATTTCCAACATTGACGCCAAGGAGCTGGGCGCGGTGCTGGGAGATCGCAGCGTGGACCGATTGAGGGAAGGGCGCGGGATTGGCCTGGTATTCGAAGGCGCCTCAGAGCGCAGCAAGCGGAGGGCTTCCTGATGAAACGAGCAAACCCAGCCCAGCTACGCCAATCCCTTGAGATGGCAAACACCATGGTCAAGCACGGCATTCGTTTCGTGTGCATGCCGGTGGTGGATGAGGCGGACTTAGCCAATCTCGCCAGCCAGGCCGCTGAGCGCTTTGAGCGCCTGGCGTTGATCGCAGAAGCAGCGGAGAAGCGGGTATGAGCCTTCTATCTGAAAATGAAATTCGCATCAAGAAGGACTGGCAGATGGCAGCGATAACGACTGTCGATGAAGCTCGTTATATTAAAATTGCCCGATACCTTGGGGAGCTTCCCGCCACGACCACCTACATGGTTTCTCTCCACTTGCGGGAGAGCTGCGATCTGGTTCGTCGCGACCTGAGGCGTATGGAGAAGCACGGCTACGTGGTTGCTGACAGCAACGGCTCGAACAATATCTGCTGGAGCCTGAAGCCATGAATCTGTCAGCAGAAAACATCCGGGCAATCCGCGAGCTGGTGCGAAGTGGATATCCGCTCAAGGCGCGCGACGCCAAGGACTTGCTGGGTCACAACGACCACCTGGTCGAGCTACTGGAAGCCCGCAGCCGTTTGATGCTCGGCGTTGAGATCGAGCGCGACCAGCTACTTTCCGAAGTCGCGGGCCTCAAGACCGGCTACGAAGCCTACGAGCGGGTGAATGCTGAGCTTAAGGCTGAGAACGAACGCCTGCGCCAGATTGTTAGCGATAGCGCGACCTCCTGCGGTGCTGCCGTTTCGGTCGAATGCTCCCTGGACTTCATGGCGCACCTGCCGGTCGAGATATTTTCGGTCATCTCAAAGCTGCGCAATGCGCTGATGGAGTGCACCAACTCTTTGCAAGGGGAAATGCTCCAGAAGTTCGGAGGCCAACTGCAGGAAGACATGCACCCTGTGACCCGCCGGGAGTACGACCGCGATATGGCGGAGGTGGCCGGGTATCGCGCCGCCCTGGGCCAGGGAGAGCAGTCATGAAGCCTCTTGACGAGAAAGTACTCGCTCACCTTCGTGGAATCAACGGCTCCACCGCCTGGGCCATGCACAGCGGCCTCGGCTCAACCCGCGAGGAAGTCAGCAAGGCGTGCCAGCGCTTGAAGCGCAAGGGTCTCGTTAAAACCTCGGAAGGCCAATCGACCTACTGGCAGGCGGTGAAGTCATGACCAACGTCATCCACAAGCCGCGCCACTTCTGGACCTCTGGCCCATCCCGCGTTCGGGAGGTGCTGCGGCTCGCCTACCTGTTCGCAACGGAGCTGTCCGCCGCCGGCGCAGTCGAGATCATCGTCCGCCCTGTGAAGTCACGCCGCACCCTGGAGCAGAACGCAAAGCTCTGGGCAATGCTGGGCGACATATCCCGCCAGGTTGAATGGCCGGTCAATGGAGTGATGCAGAAGCTCGACAGCGAGGACTGGAAGGCCCTCATGACCGCAGCAGCACGCCAGGAGATCCGCATGGCCCAGGGCATCAACGGTGGCGTGGTGATGCTGGGAGTCAGCACAAAGCGCATGACCGTAGCCGAACTGGGCGACGTGATCGAATGCATGTACGCCTTCGGCGCCGACAAGGGCGTCACCTGGAGCGAGCCGAAAGGGCAGATGCCAGAGCAATGGGAGGCTGCGGCATGAGCCAGATAAAGCGATTTGAGATGAACACTGCCGGCCGAGATTTCGCGGTTGGTGACATTCACGGTCACTTCACCAAGCTACAGGCCGCGCTTGATGCGTCCGGGTTCGATCCTGCAGTTGACCGGCTCTTCAGCGTTGGCGACTTGGTTGATCGCGGGCCTGAGTCGCTTGATGTGGATGAGTGGGTTCTACGTAAGCCTTGGTTCCATGCCGTGCGTGGCAACCACGAACAAATGACGGTCGATTCCCATGCTGCCGGCCGCACCAGCGATGAATGCGGCATGCACTTCATCAACGGCGGCCAATGGTTTTACGGCCTCTCCAGCGTGGAGCAGGGCTGTTACGCAAGCATCCTGCAAGACCTTCCCCTTGTGATCGAGGTTGAAACGGCTCGGGGCATCATTGGCATCGTTCATGCCGACGTGCCACGCGGTAGCTGGTCAGAGATGATTTGTGCGCTTGATGGCCCGGCAGCGGAGGCCGAGCACATCGCTGCGATGCTTCAGTGGTCCAGGAAGCGCATTACCGACGAAAACAAAGGCGGCGTGGCCGGCGTAAGGGCTGTGATTGTAGGGCATACCCCTCTGCGGCAGCCCGCGATTCTCGGCAATGTCTATCACATCGATACCGGTGGATGGATGGACGGGCACTTCACTCTGCTGAACCTCCAGACACTCGAATGCATCCCGCCAGTTAACCCAAGGCTGCACTGGGATTGGGAGGCGAAGGCATGAAGCGCACCCCACTACAGCGCAGGACCCCGCTCACGTCCGGCGGTGCACGTCGCAAGCGTTGCCCATCGTGCCGGGTGATGTTCACTCCAGCCCGCGCCGCGCAAGCCGTGTGTGGAGAGATCGAGTGCGCCATCGCCTACGGAAAATCAGAAAAAGGCCAGGCGAACGCTAAGAAGGCCCTGGCGGATTTGGGTCGCCGCGACATCAAGCTCCGCAAGGAGAAGCTGAAGAGCAGGGCGGATCACCTGCGTGAAGCCCAAGCGGCCGTGAACGAGTACGTCCGCCTGCGTGACGCTCACCTGCCGTGCATCAGCTGCGACTCGACGCCCAATGACAACGACCTCATGACTGGCAGCCGCTGGGACGCTGGGCACTACCGATCCGTTGGTGCCTGCCCAGAGCTGCGCTTTGAGCCGCTGAACATCCATCGCCAGTGTGTGAAGTGCAACCGCAACCTTTCCGGAAACTCCGTGGAGTACCGAATCCGCCTGGTCCAGCGCATCGGCGCCGAGAAGGTGGCCTGGCTGGAAGGCCTGCACCCGCCATGCAAGTACACCGTGGAAGAGATCAAGGTCATCAAGGCCGAATACCGCGCAAAGACCAGAGAACTCAAGAAGGGGCAGGCAGCATGACCTATCGCAACGTTGTTTCAGCAGTAGTTCGCGCCCTTGCGGCCGAGACGATTAATTCCGCAGGCGGCTGCGACTTTGAGCCAAAGGTGCAGTGCGCCAAGCAGAAGGGGGAGATTGTTGGCAAGGAGGCTGCATTCTTGACCGACTGCTGGGTGTTCGGGCGGCTACACAAGGCGCTGTCTGCCGAGCACTGGCGCGCCCTGGTGGCGAAGTTCTCCACGCATACCGAGCGCAAGCACGCGGCAATTGCGGAACTAACCCGTGTTATGCGTTCACCGGCGCCGGAACGGTTCCTGCACTGCGCTGTGGTTACATGGGCCTTGCCTCGACTGCCAGGTGTGGACGGCAAGCGGTCTACCAATGTCCTGCCGGCCGGATGGTACGAGATGGATAACTGGTCGAACGAGCCGCATCCGATCAAGACCCAAGAGCGGTGGAGACGGGATATTCGCAAGGCGCTGGAGAGCGGCGTAGACCGGGCCCTGGTGGAGGCTCAGCACATTCTTGAGCAAGAAGGCCTTGTGATATCAGAAGTAGCTTGACGTGCACTGATCCAATGAGCCATTATCCACCCATCCTGTCGTACTTGCGCATGTAGGTGATGAAAGAGACAAACAAACCCGGCCACCGCGCCGGGTTTTTTATTGCCCAAATAACCCCGCCGAAAGGAATGCCGAATGATGAAGCGAATGTCCGCTTACCTGGGCTTGGCGCTTGCCGCCTGCCTGTCCTGTTTCTCCCTCTCGGCACTCGCCGAGCCAGTTGCATATGCCTATCGCTCCGCCGTGATGCTGGCCGATCTGCCAAGCGCCGGCGTGAAGCGCCTGGAGCTGACCCTGGCCATGTGGCGAACGGGTAGCCAGACCACTGATGAAAGTTTGGCTTCCAACCTGCGCGCATCCAGCAACCACTTCGTAATGGCCTCGGCCAAGCCTGCTCCCGATGGCGTTGGTTTGGTCCCCTGCTGAATACGCCTGGAAGCAATGGAAAAAGCCCGGACATATGCGCCGGGCTTTTTTGTACCTCCGAGGAAAGCCGCTACCGAAGTGGACGCTTTCCCGGATGTACCAAACCTATGCAGGCGAAAGACCGGAAAGACCCTCCTGCTCATTCGATACAGAGGATCTACCGATGACGCATATCACCCGCTGCAAAATGACTCTCCGCTCAAAAGGGCCTGTTCAGGGCTCGACGGAATCGCTGACCCGCCTGCACTTCGGCGCGGTGTGGTCGGCCAACCCGGCGGAAGAGGATGCGATCTACGGCAAGTACACCCCATACGGCGAATACACCGTAAACGTGGCCGCAGATCGCGCTGAGCATTTCGAAGAAGGGAAGGACTACTACTTCGACATCACCCCAGCATTCTGATTTTAACTGCAGCCAGGGCAGCCCTCGGGAGGCCTGGACGCTGATAAGCCGGTAGTGCAGCGCTACGGAAAAACACCGGCAGCCCGCGCACCCTGACCTCACTGTGCTTACAGGGTGGCGCGAGACAAGAGCGGCGCGATCGATGCATAGGGGCGTCGACGCCGGGATCGTCTTTGGCTGACTGCGGGAAAGACCGCGCACCTATTCAGGGCCTCAGCATTCGCTGGGGCTTTTCTCGTTCTGAGGCTCCGAAAATGTCCCGCACGATCCAATCCAGCAACTACGTGCCGGGCGTTTCCGGCTGGAAATTCAACGAGGTCACCGGCGAGTTCGAGATTCATAGTTCTGACGCATCTACCAGCGCCGAGCCTCGGCTTATCAGTGTGACTGCGGGCTCTTGGTCGGATTACGGCCTCCCGTCAAATGCCGTTGAGTACCACACCTTCATCGGTGCGGAGCTGGATAAGATCCCGGCCGAGTGCCGCGCTAGTGCTGATATCACAACCGAGGATATCTCGTTTGATCGTGACGGCTCGGATGTTCGTACAACGCTGACCTATGAGCGCTTCGAGACTTGCGAAGAGGTCGCGGATCGTATCGAAAAGGCTTCGGTGTCCGCTCAGGTGAATGGCTTGGTTGGTGGTGGTTTCAGCATCTTCCATAACGGCCAGATTCGCGTTCGACTTGGAAGTCTTGAAGGGCCAAGCCCTTTCGTTGTCGCCGACGGCAAGGTGTATTTGCGCGATGACCTGGTGAAGGAGGCGTCGATAGCCAAAGCCAAGGTCGCGAGTGAGTGGTCGGTCCGGGTTGAGCTGTCTCCGACAGGCCAGCCGTATGCTGCTGGGTTCGGCATCGGCATCGGCACGGCGAGCGAGATCAAGCCTGACATCATCGTGAAGGCATCCCACATGGAAATCCTGCCTGATGGTCTGGTAAAGATCACTCAGGCGCCGAGGATGCCCTGAACGCAAGCCTATTTAGGGCCTCGCCATCGTGCGGGGCTTTTTCGTTTTCGGCTCCACCACACCCATTGCTCCGAGCTGGGAGTGCTGTGTGAGCCGATTCAATTCCGCAGGTCATGGCCTGTCGTATTCCTAACTCCCTGACGGGGAGGAACCGAGATGTCCAACATGCCAGACAAACCAGACACTTGGGCGATAGCGCTTGCGTGGTTGAGCCAGCATTCGCCAATCCTCTATGCGGCTGCGTTGTCCTGTGCGATGGCTGTTCTGCGAATCACCTACGGTGGCGGTACGCGGCGCCAGATGATCGTGGAGGGCGCTATCTGTGGCGGCTTGGCCCTGACGATCATAAGCGGCCTTGAGTTCTTCTCGCTCCCACAGAGCATGGCTACCTTCGTCGGTGGCTGGGTTGGCTTCCTGGGTGTGGAGAAGATCCGGTCTATTGCTGACCGGGTCACCGACTTCAAGCTGCCAGGCCGTAAGGCTGAGTAATCCGCGCCACGTTTTCGAATGCGCCAAATCGTGGCGCGCAATCATGAGGGTTTGCGATGAGCGCCGGATATTCCAATCCGGTCTGTAAGGGTGCATGGCAGCTTGGCACGGCTTGCGGTATCTGTGAGCGCTGCGTAGCCAACAAGCCAGTGCCGGACAACGTAACTCGCCTGCGCCACGCACTTCCACTGGGTCAGGACATCAACGCCGCGGTAAGCGCTCTCGACAAGACCATTGCTGATGCCGTGGACGCCGCCAAGGAAGCCGGGCTGCCCCAGGGTCTGATCGTTGGATTGCTCCACGGCCATGCCCACGCACAGACACACCAGATGGTGACCGTATGACCGTCAAGGTTCTTGAGTTCAAGCGGGAGGACTGGCGCGACGCCGCCAAGACCCTACGTAAGATCGCCGACGACCTGGATGCCGGTGAGCATCCCGAGTGCACCGTAGGCGCCTTGACGATGATCGGCGCGAAGGGAGAGGTGACCGTATTCGGCCTCGGTCCTAAATGCGACGACCTGCAATGCCTCGGTGCGATGCGCCTGGGTGAGCAGAAGCTGATTGATGTGCTGCTGGACACACCCAATGACCATTGAATGACGTTCGAACGACGTTGAATGACCATTCATTCGCGAAACACCCCATGAATGAGGCTTAGCCATGGCCCTATGCGGCGCAAAGAAGCGCAGCAACGGGGAACCATGCAAGCGACACGCTGTTCCGGGTTCCTCTCGCTGCAAGCTACACGGCGGGGCGGCTGCCAAGGCCAACAAGGGCAACCAGCACGCTCGCAAACACGGCATCTACTCCGACACGCTGACTGCTGATGAGCATGGCCTGTGGGATGACATCGGCATCGGCACGCTGGATGACGACATCAAGATCGCCAAGCTCCAGTTACGGCGCGCACTTATGGCCCAGGCCAAGGCAGAGGCGGGTGACGGGCTTGTTCTGGATATGGAGAGCATCCACACCCAGGCGACCGACCCAGTTGAAGAGGGTGAGCCCGCGCAAGAGCCAGGCCGCCCATCAATGACAACCCAGCGTCGACGCCAGGGCTACGAAGACATCATCAACCGCCTGCTGGGCCGTATTGGTGATCTTGAGTCGAAGCGCGCCGACATGATCAAGAAGCTCGACCCTGAAGACGACGGGCCATTGCCTCAGCGCATCGAAGTAGTGGTGACTGACGCGAGACGCCCTAATGCCGAGCCTTAACGTACCTCAAGCCCAGTTCCTGGCGCTGCCTCACAAGTTCCGCGCCTTCGTGGCTGGGTTTGGCTCTGGCAAGACCTGGGTAGGATGCTCTGCGCTTGGGAAACACTTTTGGGAGTGGCCGCGCATCAACGCCGGCTACTTCGCTCCGACATACGCCCAGATCCGCGACATCTTCTACCCGACGATGGAAGAGGTTGCGCACGACTGGGGGCTTCGCACTGAGATAAATCAGTCGAACCATGAAGTCCACGTCTACAGTGGACGGCAGTACCGCGGCACCGTGATATGTCGATCCATGGAGAAGCCCCAGACAATTGTCGGCTTCAAGATTGGTCACGCGCTGGTAGATGAGCTCGACGTGATGAGCTTGGTCAAGGCGCAGCAGGCCTGGCGCAAGATCATTGCCCGGATGCGCTACAACGCCCCAGGCTTGCGCAACGGGGTTGACGTTACGACGACCCCAGAGGGTTACAAGTTCGTCTACCAGCAGTTCCTGAAGCAGGTGCGCGACAAGCCTTCGCTGGGGGATATGTATGGCCTTGTGCAGGCCAGCACGTTCGACAACGAACTGAACTTGCCGCCCGACTACATCCAGTCACTGATGGAGTCGTACCCGCCGCAGCTGATCCTCGCTTACCTCAATGGGCAGTTCGTCAACCTGAATGCCGGTTCGATCTACCACGCGTATGACCGAAAGCTGAATGGCTGCTTCGACGGGGTTGAGCCAGGCGAGCCGCTATTCATCGGCATGGACTTTAACGTCGGCAAGATGGCGGCTATCACGCACGTAAAGCGCGCCGATGACAAGCCTCGGGCGGTCGACGAGCTTATCGATGGCTTCGACACCCCCGACATGATCCGCCGTATCAAGGAGCGCTACTGGCGCTACAACGGCAAGGACTACGAGAAAACCTGCGAGATCCGTATCTATCCGGACGCCTCAGGCGGATCTCGCAAGTCGGTGAATGCCAGCGAGACAGACATCGCCATACTGCGCCAAGCGGGATTCAGCGTCATCGCGCCGGATGCAAACCCGCCAGTGAAAGACCGCATCAACGCCATGAACGCGATGTTCTGCAACGCACTGGGTGAGCGTAGATACCTGATTAACCCCCTTCGCTGCCCGACATATGCGGACGGCCTGGAGCAGCAGGTGTGGGCCGCCAACGGCGAGCCAGACAAGAAATCAGGCGTCGACCATGCGAACGACGCTGGCGGCTACTTCATCCACCACGACTATCCAATCATCAGACCTTTCGTGATGACTCAACCACTGAGAATGTAACCATGAGCGATAACCCGGCAATCGCGCTGCCTGCTGTCGACGCCATGCGCGCCTACTGGGATGTGATTACTCCACTCATGAGCGGCACCATGGCGATGCGTGCGGCTGGGAAAGCACTGCTGCCTCAGTATCCTGCCGAGGATGACAACTCCTACAAGGAGCGTCTGAGGCTGTCCACGCTGCTCCCTGCCTACTCGGAGACGGTCGGCAACATGACCTCCCGGGTGTTCGCTGAGCCTTTGCAGGTCGGTGAAGATGTGCCCGATCAGATCAAGGAAATGACCAAGGACATCGATCATGCTGGCAATGACCTGAATTCCTGGTCTGTCGAGTTTTTCCGCGAGGGCTTGAGTCACGGACTTTGTCATGCGCTTGTGGATCACCCTGTTGCCGAAGGCGTCCGCACCCAGGCCGACGAGATCGCCGCAGGTGTCCGACCCTACGCAGTCCTGGTCAAACCTGAGCAGGTGCTGGGCTGGCGCTCCAAGGGCGGCCAGATCACCATGTTCAGGTACTCTGAATCTGTCGAAGAGCCGGATGGCGAGTTTGGCGTGAAGTGCGTCTATCAGGTCCGGGTCCTTGAGCCTGGGTCGTGGCGGACCTACCGAGCACCGGAGAAGGGTGGGGCGCTGGTTCTGCATGAAGAGGGTACGAACAGCCTCAAATACATCCCCCTGGTGACCTTCTATACGGGTCGCACAGGCTTCATGACCGCCAAGCCCCCACTGCTAGAGTTGGCCCACCTCAACGTCAAGCATTGGCAGAGCCAGAGCGACCAGGACAATATCCTTCACGTTATCCGTGTGCCGATCTTGGTTCGCCTTGGCGTGCAAGCCACGTTCGACAACCAGGGCAAGCCTGTTCCGCCTGAATTCAAAGTGGGCACTGGCGCGCTGACCGATCTGCCCAAGGATGGCGACCTCAAGTATGTCGAGCACACCGGAGCTGCCGTCAAGGCTGGCCGGGAGGCGCTGCAAGACCTACTCGACGAAATGCGCATGGCCGGCGCCAAGCTGCTCACGCCAGAGAAGAGCGCCACCAAGACTGCCACCCAGGCAGAAGAGGAGTCCGCTCAGGAGCTGTCCCCGTTGGCCCGTATGGCGAACCACTTTGCAGACTGCTTGGCGCAGCTGCTCCAGTTCATGGCTGATTACCGTAGCCTGGGCGAAGGCGGTGCGATCGAGATTCGCGGCAACTTCGACGTTGACTACATGCCAGAGGTGTCACTGCCGACGCTTGTCGCGATGGCCAATGCCGGGATGCTGTCCAAGGAAACCCTGTTCGCCGAAATGCAGCGCCGGGGCGTCATCAGTGACGAATACGAATGGTCCCTGGAGTTGGCCAAGATTGAAGGCCAAGGCCCCGCACTCGGTACGCTGTGATGAAAACCTCCAACGATAAGCTGTTAGATAAGCTGATCGGGCATGAGGTTGACCTGCAACACCTGAGCAATGCCCAGGTCGTTGCGATAATCAAGATCCTCAACAGCAAGGACGCTGATCTGCGTGCTTCGCTGATTGCTGCGATCGACAACCTTGGCCCCAATCTGTCGGCGGACTTGGTGGATGCGGCTCTGTCCAAAGTCCTGCGCCTGAATCAGTCCACTTTCGTGGATGTCCGTCAGGCACTTGACCAGGCCACTGACGGCGTTATCAGTTATGAGATCGTATTCCAGCAGGGCGCGCTTCAGGCTGTGATCCCCGCCGTTGTGCAGGAGTCCTTCCCGATTGCCGTTGCGCAGTTCAGCCAGGTCAAGGCGATTGCCCAGGCCAGGCCATTCCAGGGGCGTTTGCTCAGGGAGTGGATTAGTGGCATCGAGGCGTCTCGCGCTGCGTCGGTTCGCGATGCTGTGCGTGCTGGCGTGGTCGAGGGTCGAACTACTGCCGAAATCGTCCGCAACATCATGGGCACCCGGGTAGAGAACTACGCCGACGGCATCCTGCAGAAGTCGCGCAGGGAGATAGAGGCCGTTGTCCGGTCTGCCGTTTCAAGCACCGCTGAGGCCGCCAGCGACAAGTCCTACGAGGCGAACAGCGACATAATCAGCCATGTAGAGTGGATCAGCACGCTCGATACGCGAACCTCGACCACCTGCCGCATCAGGGACCGCCTGCCGTACACCTTGGGCACCTACTTGCCGGTCGGGCACAAAATCCCGTGGTTGGCCGGCCCCGGGCGAATTCACTGGTGCTGCCGCTCGACCAAGCTGCCGATCCTGAAGAGCGCATCGAAGCTCGGCTTCAGCGATGGAGCCACACGGGCCTCAATGGACGGCCAGGTGCCGCAGTCAACGAACTATGCCCAATGGCTGACCCGGCAGTCAGCGGCGCGCCAGGACGAGATCCTTGGTCCTGAGCGCGGCAAGCTGTTGCGACAGGAAAAGCTCAAGCTGGACGACTTCTACAATGACCGTGGGAAATTCCTCACACTGGATCAGTTGCGGGAGCGCCTGTAATTCCCCGAGACACGAAATGCCGACATTCGATTTTGTGTCGCAACCCAAGCCTCGCTATATGCGGGGTTTTTTTCTGCCTGCGGTTCGGATGGACGGGGCGACAAAGAGCCGGATGGCTCATCAACTGGCCGGATGGCCCAGAGAGACATGATGAAACTCAAGACTGTTGAAGTGGATGGCAAGCAATACGCTGAGATCCTGGATGGCAAGCCCGTATATGTCGAAGACGATGGCAAAGAAGTCGCCTTTGATGCTGTGGGCACTCGCAGCACCATCACCCGCCTGAACGCCGAAGCCAAAGACCACCGTGTACGCGCCGACTCCGCCGAGAAGATCGTAAAGAGCTTCGAAGGCATCGACGACCCCGCGGCGGCCAAAAAGGCCCTGGGCATTGTTGCAAATCTCGACGCTAAAACGCTGGTGGATGCCGGCGAGATCGAGAAGGTGAAGGGCGAAATCAGCAAGGCCTTCCAAAGTCAGCTGGACGAAGCCAACGGCAAGGCGCAGACCTTCGAGCAGCAGCTGTATGCCGAAAAGATCGGTGGCAGCTTCGCACGCTCCCAGTTCATCGCCGAAAAGATGGCTGTTCCGGCCGATATGGTCCAAGCCGCGTTTGGCGGCAACTTCAAGATCGAAGAAGGCAAGGTGGTCGCATATGACACCCAGGGCCAGAAGATCTTCAGCCGCGCTCGCCCAGGCGAACTGGCTGACTTCAACGAAGCGCTTGAAACCCTCGTCTCACAGTACCCCCATCGCGATCACATCCTGAAGGGTTCCGGCGCCAATGGCGGCGGCGCACCAAATGGCGGTAATCCGAACCAAAAAACCAATGGTGACTTTGGTGGCAGCAAGGAAGATCGAGTCGCCGCCATCAAAGGCCTGATCGCTACCGAATAAGGAGGCCCAATGGCCCTTTCGAACATGAAGGTATTCAACGAATACCTCAAACGCGTCACCATCGAGACCCTGGCGCAAGACGTTGAGAAATTCAACGCTGCTTCGGCAGGTTCCATCCGCCTGACCACTCAAGGCATTGACGGCGACTTCCTTCAAGAGTCGTTCTGGGCCGGCCTGCATGGCGCACAGCGTCGTGTTGATCGTTACGCTGCAAACGGCGCACAGGCTGCAACGCCTCTTGCGCAGAAGCAGTACGACTCCGTGAAGATCGCGGGCGGCTTCGGTCCCATCCTGTGGGAGCCGGCGCAGTTGTCGTGGGTGCAGAAGAACCCGGAAGAGGCGCTGGAAGTAATCAGCCGCAATCTGTCCGAAGCCATCATGTCGGACCAGCTGAACACTGCGATTGCCGCCCTGGTGGCTGCGATTGGGAACCAGCCGTCCGCCACCAACGATGTTTCGGCCACTGCCGGCGTGAGTTACATCGCCATCAACAATGCCCACGCATTGTTCGGTGATGCCTCTCAGCGCCTGGTTGCCCAAGTCATGACCGGCGCCATGTACCACAAGCTCCTGGGTCAGAACCTGGCGAACGCCGAGCGACTGTTCCAGTTCAGCGGCGTGCAGGTGGTCGATATCCTGGGCAAGGCCGTAATCATCACTGATGCCGCGGCCCTGTACGAAGCCGGCACGCCGAACAAGCAGAAGGTGCTGAGCCTGGCCGACGGCGCGGCGGTAGTCATGGATGGCTCCGACCTCATCACCAACATCCAGACCTCCAACGGCAAGGAGCGGATCGAGACCACCATGCAGGCGGACTACACCTTCGGTCTGGGCATGAAGGGTTACACCTGGGACACAGCCAACGGCGGCAAGTCGCCAACCAGCGCCGAGCTGGCCACCGGCACCAACTGGGACCTGGTTGCGAACAGCATCAAGGCTTCGGCCGGCGTTCTCACCATCGGCGATGCCGCCCAGTAATCGAGAAGGCGGCCTTCGGGTCGCCTAATCCACATTCCAGGAGTCCACCATGGACGAGAAAATCGTTTACGAGAAACACCCGGTCACTGCTGAGCGCAAAGCCGAACTGCGCCAGAAGGGCTACAAGATCATCGACGCCAAGTTCGCGCCGGATGACTACAAGCACCCGGAACCGATCAAGAAAGGGGCTTCGGGTGGCGACAAGCCGTCCAAGGGGCTGAAGGTCGACGAGATCAAGGCGAAGCTGACCGAGAAAGGCATCCCGTTCGATGAAAGCGCCGAGCGTCCAGCCCTGGCAGAGCTGCTCGACAAGCCGCAGGAGTAAAGCCCCGTGACGACCTACATCAGTGTTGCGCAGGTGGATGCCCTGCTTGGGCCGACATGGGCCACCGAAGAAAAGAAGCCGCGCGCGGTGCTGATGGCGAACACCTGGCTTACCAATCTTGGTCTGCCAGCGTTCGACCCGATCCCGGATGACGTGATCCAGGCCGGCGCCGAGGTTGCCACGGAGGCAGCCGCCGGCAGGATCTACGGCTCGAAGGAAACCGGCGTAACGGCGAAGTCAGTGACTGCCGACGGCGTGTCTAGCAGCAAGTCGTTCTCCGAATCGTCCCGCACCGTCAGCGCTGGCGAATCTTTCGCCTTGGCGCTGCTTTCCCACTATCTCGGCTCAGGCCAGGTCAAAGTCGTGAGGTGCTGACATGGGGCTGCGAGACGACCTACAGAGGGATCTGGCTGAAGCCTTCAACACCGATCTGGCTGATGCCGTGAATCCTGTTGTTGGCGTGCGTAAGGTTCAGGGTGAGTACGACCCGGACTCAGGCTCGACATCTGAGGCCATCACGAATTACGGCGGCCGGGGAGTGTTTGGTAAGTACCTCGCCAAAGAGATAGACGGCTCGCTGATCCAGACTACTGACGAAAAGCTCACCATCCTACAGAACGAGCTTTTCATCACGCTTGCGGGCGAGCCAACCGAAACCCTGGCTATCCCGGAAATCGGCGACGCCATCGGCGGTAAGCGCGCAATGAACGTCAGCCATGATCCTGCAAAAGCCACCTGGACCGTTCAACTGAGGAAATAGCCATGGCGCGCGGATCGCACATGACGGAGCGTTACGGCGTAAAAAGTGGCAGCTTCGAGCTGCAACTGGCTGAGTTCGCTGCGCAGGCAAAGGGAGCGGTTGATGTAAGCCTGCGGGAAATCATAGTCAAGATTGGAATGTCGCTCATCAGCATGTCTCCGGTTGACACCGGGCGATTCCGTGGAAATTGGCAGTTCAGTATCGGGGCGCCCGCTGGCGGAACCCTGGACGCTCTCGACCCGACCGGGGAACAAGCTACGGCGCGCCTTGTGGGTGATTCGATTGAGTTCCGCGCCGGTACCACGGCGTTCATCGTGAACAACCTTCCTTATGCGATTCCGCTCGAGTACGGCCACTCCGACCAGGCCCCGGGCGGGATGGTGCGCATCACTCAGGCCCGCTTCCGGCAGATCGTCGAAGAGGCCATCAGGAATAACCAGGTATGAGCCATAACATCATCGCCGCGGCTTTCGAGTCGCGCCTGCTGGCCTGGGCCAAGGCTCGAGCCACGCCACTGAAGGTGGTGGTCGAGAACGAGACCTACACGCCGGCCTCTGGCGAGACGTACCTGCGGGCCTTTACGCTTCCTGCGGTAACCGCCAGCAACACACTGGGCGGCGACCACCACCTGTACGTCGGCGTATTCCAAATCAACATTGTTGCCCCCTCCGGCAAGTACCGGACCGAGGCCAGCGGCATCGTCGACGAACTGGCCGCACTGTTCCCGGTAAACCTGCGCATCCCGCGCGCCGGACTGGTCGCCATCGTGCTGACGCCGGTCGGGCCAGGCCCAGGCATTTCTGACGGAACCACATACACCATACCGGCCTCGTTCCAGTACCGCGCTGACACCAACTAATTCGCCCGCTGGGCAAACCCAGAACCCGCCACTGAGCGGGTTTTGTCATTTCTGCAAAGAGGAAAATACACATGGGCTTTCGACTCCCCAACGGCGCGACCCTGCAAATCGCTTCGACCTACGCCCCGGCGATCCCGGTAACCGCGCTGAGCAACGCCAACCCGGCGGTGGCCACTTCTGCGGCCCATGGCCTGAGTGATGGCGACATCATCGCAGTGACCTCCGGCTGGACTCGCCTGAATGACCGTGCCGCGCGCGTGGCTGCCAGCCTGACCGGCACCTTCGCTCTGGAAAACGTCAACACCACCAACCTTCAACCATACCCGGCTGGCTCTGGCGCGGGTTCGGTGCGCGAGGTAACCGGTTTCGTTGAGATCTCGCAGATCACCGACGTGGCAACCACGGGCGGTGACCAGCAGTTCCTGACCTTCGGCTTCCTGGCTGACGATGATGACCGCCAGATCCCGACCACCAAGAACCCGATCAGCATGTCGTTCACTGTCGCAGACGATCCGGCACTGCCGTACGTGCCAGTGGTTGAAACCGCCGACGAAGACAAGGTCACCCGTGTACTGCGCCTGAACCTGCCGAACGGCGACAGCATCCTCTACAACGCGTATGTGACCATCACGTCGACCCCGGCCCTGTCTCGCAACAACCTGATGACCCGCGTCATCACTCTGTCGCTGGCTGGCCGTCCGACCCGTTACTCGGCAGTGGTGGTGTAAATCATGGCCAAGATCAAGATCGCGCCAAACCCAACGTTCAAGGCCAAGGTGCAGATACCCCGCGTAGGTGGTGAAGCTGTGGCTGTGGACTTCGAATTCAAGTACCTGGACCGCATTGCGCTGTCGGCACTGTTCGACCGCTGGAACACTGCGCGCGATGCGCACGCCACCAAGGTGCAAGACGAGGGCATGTCCTGGCAGGACGCCACTGCCTCGGAGATCGCGCTGCAGGTGAATCAGCTCAAGGACATCGTCAGCGGCTGGGGCTTCGACGAGAAGCTGTCCGACGAGGCCATGACTGCGCTGGTTACAACCTGCGTAGGCGCGCCGCAGGCAGTCCTGGCCGCCTACCAGGGCGCGTATCAGCCGGCCCGCCTGGGAAACTGACTGGCGTCGCCCGCATCCTGTACGAGCAAGGGCCTTCAGAAGCGGACCTGGCGGCCTTCGGCATGACCAAGGCCGACATCCCCGATGAAGAGTACGAAGTCTGGCCAGACAACTGGCCGGCCTTCCTGCTGTTCGAGGCGATGTCCACGCAGTGGCGTGTGGGTATGGGTGGCGCCGTGGGCCTGGACTACAACGCCATCAAGCCGGTGGCCAGCATGATAGGCCTCAAGCGCGCAGAGCTGTCACAGGCTTTTCCTGATCTGCGGATGATGGAGGCCGAAGCGCTGCTGGTGATGAGCGAGAGCCGGAGCTGAACAAAACCACAGGGACTCACTACCCCGGCGTTCATGTTGCTTTCTCGTTGATGATAAAGTCCTGTGATATCTCAACGAGGGAACGACATGAAATTAATACTGGGTGCGCTGGTAGCGGCGTTGATAACGGGATGTGCGACATCACCCGTACCTTCTGACAAGGCGCGTCAGGCGCCATCTGAAAGGGTGATCGGTTACCAGAAGCCAGTGCCTGGTGGAGGTTCGTTGATTGTGACGAGAGACACCGGATTTCAAGGTGGGGGATGTTTTGCAACGATTTTCCTCAATGGTGCGCCTGTGGCGAAGCTGGACACTGGCGAGAAGGCTGTCTTTCAGGTGCCTTCAGGCGAGTGGTTGCTAGGTGCCGCTCTGGACGGCTCAGCACTTTGCGCAGCGAATCCCGAACGAATGGAAACGTCAGTGGTTTTGAAGCAGGGCCAGCAAAAGAAATTTAGGGTTTTTATATCCGCAGGCGGTGGTTCGGTAGCTGTCCAACCGACCAGTTTCTAAGTGCCTCAAGGAGTGGTCGAGATGAAAATTCTGGTTGCAGCTTTAGCGATCGTAACGCTGGCAGGGTGTGGAAACAGCGATGTGCAGAAAGCGCGGGACGAAGTGAAGCGAAACCTAAACGACTCGGTGTCAGCTGAGTTCAGGGGTGAGAAGGTTTATCGCCTCCGTGACAATACGGTTGTATGTGGCGAAGTAAACGCCAAGAACAGCTACGGTGGATACGCAGGGTTCTCGAAGTACGTAGTCGAGGGCGTAGGAACCAGGCCGGTGGCCAAGTTCGGGGAAGGCATGCAAACAGACATAAGCATTACCTGCCAGTTTGCGGAAGCGAATTCAAAGCTGAATAAATAGATTAAGTGAACCCAATAGCCCGCCACTGAGCGGGCTTTTTTGTGCCTGGAGAAAAGTATGACGTCGATTGCTGAGCTCGGCATTAAGGTCGATTCGACGGATGCTGCGCAGGCAAGCACCGATCTAGACAAGCTTACTGCGGCCGGGGGGCGTGCGGAGAAGGCAGCCGAAGGCTTAGCGCGCGGGGCTGATAAGGCGACTGCTTCGATGAAGAAGCAGAAGGACGAGCTATCAGATCTGCTCGGCGAGATTGACCCAACGGTCAAGGCTCTTGGTCGCTTAGACGACCTTGAAACGAAACTGGCCAAGCAAAAAAAACTGGGAGCGCTGGACGCGTCAACGTTCAGTGAGTACCAGGGCAAGATCGACCAGTCGCGGGCGAACCTGGGAAGATTCGACGACAGCCTTACTCGGACCGGAAACACGGCGAAGCAGACCGCTGCAGCGCTGCGCGGCGTGCCAGCCCAGTTCACTGACATTGCCGTCTCTCTCCAGGGTGGACAGGCGCCGCTGACAGTTCTGCTGCAGCAGGGCGGCCAGCTCAAAGATATGTTCGGCGGGATTGCGCCGGCGGCGAAGGCGTTGGGTGGTTACGTACTTGGCCTGATAAATCCGTTTACGCTTGCTGCAGCCGCCGTGGCTGCGTTGGGCCTGGCGTATTACAAGGGCAGTGAAGAGGCAGATGCTTACAATGAGGCGCTGATTCTCAGCGGTAATGTGGCCGGAACGAGCGCAAGTCAACTGAGCGATATGGCCCGACAGGTCAGCGCCACAGTTGGAACAACAGGTGCTGCCGCTGAAGTGCTGGCAAAGCTCGCCGGTAACGGAAAGATCGCCAGTGATAGCTTTGGCCAGATCACCGAAGCCGCCTTGCAGATGGAAAAGGCTACAGGGCGCGCTATTGACGAGACAATCGCCGAGTTCGCGAAAATTGCGAAAGACCCTGTCGCCGCCGCAAAAGAACTAAACGATCAATACCACTTTTTGACAGCGTCGATTTACTCGCAGATTGTCGCGCTCAAGGAGCAAGGGGATACAGTTGGTGCTGCTAAATTACTGACGGACTCATACGCCAGCACGATCGAAACTCGCACCGGAGAGATCACGCAGAACCTGGGGATCATAGAGCGCGGCTGGAATGCAGTAAGGGACGCTGCGAAAGGCGCTCTGGACGCCACCAAGGAGATCGGACGTACTCAAAGCCTGGAGCAGCAAGCCGAAGTAATCCGCCAGAGGCTGAAGACTGGACAGGGTCGGGGTGGCCGGGCTGCTGCGATGGGTATCGAGACGCGTGATACTGCGAGAGATACCAGGGATCTTGCGTTCCTTGAACTCCAGATAGAAGCAGAGAAAACGCGTACAAAATACCTCGGTGACCGCCAAAAGGTCCAGGACAAGGGCATCGAGGCCGAGCGGGAGCTCGAGCGAATCCGGGTTGCGTCCTACAGCAACAAGCAGAAGCGCGACAAGGAAGAGGAAGCCTACCTTCGGAAAGTCGCCAACCTGCGCGAGGCGAATCCAAACAGCCCGCTACTTGATCAGAAGAACATTGATCGCGACCTGAAGAACATCCGCGACAAGTACAAGGACCCGAAGGGTGCGACCACCGCGGTCGACCTGTCCTCGTTCAACGACTCGAAGAATCAGCTCAATGCTGTGCTCAGCTACTACAAGAGCGCGGACAAGGAGCTGGAGGCCGCGCAGAAGGCAGGGATAATCTCCCAGGAGAGCTACACGGCCCAGCGCGTGGCACTGCTCCAGCAGCAGGCATCAGAGGTCAAGTCCTCGTATGAGGCTGAGATCGCAGCGCTTGAGGGTGCCAAGGGCAAGGCCGGCACGTCGGCTGCCCAGCGGATCCAGTTGGACCAGAAGATCGCCGATGCCCGGGCCAATATGGTCAAGGCTCAGCAGGAATCGGACAGCGAGCTGGCGGTGATCGCGACCAATGAGCAGGGACGGCTCAAGAAGCAGGAACTGGCCATCAAGTCATACACCGATGCGCTGGACCAGCAGAATGCCGCCTTGCAGCGCGCCGGCAGCCGGGCCGCTCAAGGTGTGGGCCAAAGTGACCGACAGAACGCCATAAACGGCGACCTGAACGGTATTTCAGACCGCGCCAATCAGCAGCGCCTGGATCTGGCCCGCGACAAAGCCGACGCATCCCGCAACATGAGTGCCGAGGAATATCAGGCCAAGCTTGAGGCGATCAACCGCAGCGAGCGTGACCTGACTCAGACCACTCTCAGCAACTATGAGCAGATGTCCGTGGCTCAAAGTGACTGGCGCAATGGGGCCACTTCGGCCTTCAGCAACTATCTGGACTCGGCTCGCGACGTAGCAGGACAAACCCGCAGCCTGTTCACCAACGCCTTCAGCTCCATGGAAGACGCGGTGGCCAGCTTCGCCACCAACGGTAAGTTCTCGTTCTCGGATTTCGCCAAGTCGATCATCGCCGATATGACACGCATCGCTACTCGTCAGGCTGCATCTGGCTTGCTTTCGAGCATCGCAGGTAGTGCGCTGGGCGCGTACTTCGGTGGCGGAGCGGCTGCTGGCTCCACCAGCTTCGGGTCTGACATTGGTGGTGCTATCACGGCAAACGCCAAGGGCGGCGTGTACGACTCGCCGAGCTTGTCCAGCTTCAGCAACCAGGTGCACGACAAACCCCAGATGTTCGCGTTCGCCAAGGGCGCGGGCATCTTCGCTGAAGCCGGGCCGGAGGCAATCATGCCGCTGACCAGGACGGCCGGTGGCGAGCTGGGTGTGCGCTCGCTCGGAGGTGGCGGTGGCGGGGGAGGCGGTGGGAACACCTACAACTTCCCCGTATCCGTTTCCGTTCAAACGACCGGCGACGGCGGCAACGCAACGCAGGAAGACACCACTCAGCTGGGCAAGGGCATACAGCAGGCGGCTAAAACCGAGGCTGAAACTGCAATTGCCAAGGGGTTGCAGCCTGGTGGCTCAATCTGGCGCCTGATCAATGGGAGGTAACCATGGCGATTGAAACTTTCACCTGGGCCACCCAGCACGGGGAGGCGCCGACATTTGAATATAGGACCAGGGAATCACGCTTTGGCGGGGGCTATAAGCAAGTTGTCGGCGATGGTCCAAACAATAAAGAAGATGCATACCCGATAACCCACACCGGCACCACCTCGGCAGCGAAGGCCATGATGGCCTTCTTCGACCGCCACAAGGGCGCAAAGGCCTTTCTATGGACTACACCGCTGGGGGAGCTGGGTTTATTCACATGCAAGAACCCAACCCCGACCCCTATGGGTGGTGGCGTATTCAAAGTGACGGCGACGTTCGAGCGCGCTTTCCACCCGTAAAGGTCAATCCATGTCGCTGATCAATGCTATCCAGACCCTTGAGCCTGGGAACGAAATCCTGCTGTTTGAACTGGATGGCAGCGATTACGGCGCCGATGTACTGCGCTTCCACGGCCATGCGATACCGCATACGCCTGCCGAACTGCTGGCCGCCGGCAGCAACGCTGACCAGCTGCCGGCCAAGTCAATCTGGTGGAAGGGCGAAGAGTATGGCGCCTGGCCAATGCAGTACGAGGGCAGCGAGGCGAACGGCGACGGCACCGCAGTACGGCCAAAGCTGTCGGTTGGCAACGTCAATGGGCGAATCACTGCTCTATGCCTGGCCTTCGAGGATCTACTCGAGTTCAAGGTGACAGTTCGCAACACGCTGGCCGAGTTCCTGGACGCGGTGAACTTCGAAGGCGGCAACCCCACGGCGGACCCCACCCAGGAATCGATCGAGGTCTGGTATGTCGACCAGAAAACCAACGAGGACGGCGAGACGGTCAGTTGGGACTTGGCCAGCCCGGGCGATGTGGGCGGAGAAACTATCGGTAGACAGATGACAACCCTGTGCCACTGGGCGCTAACCGGCGGGTACAGAGGTCCCGACTGCGGCTACACAGGGCCGTACCGGGACAAGGATGGGAATCTGACAGATAACCCTGAGAACGACATACCTGACGGAACGCTGGGCCGCTGCTGCATTCCTCGCTTCGGCGAGGGAAACCCCTACCCATTCGGTGGATTTCCCGCTGTGTCACTCATTGCCCGGAGCTGAAAAATGCGCAAACACATCATTGCGGCCATCCAGTCGCATGCAGCGGCCGAGTACCCGAAAGAGTGCTGCGGGCTGGTACTGGCCGTGGGCCGGGCGCAGAAGTATTTCCCGTGCCGGAACATCGCCACGGAGCCGAACGAAGAGTTTCGGCTTGATCCAGAGGACTACGCCGCGGCGGAAGACCAGGGCCAGGTGATCGGCATCGTCCATTCTCACCCGGACGCCACCAGCCGCCCGTCATCGCGCGACCTGGCCATGTGCGAGGCCACGGCCTTGCCCTGGCATATCTTGAGTTGGCCCGAGGGCGACCTACGCACTGTTACCCCGAGCGGCAGCACGCCGCTGCTCAAGCGACCGTTTGTACATGGTGTGTGGGACTGTTGGTCAGTATGCGCCCAGTGGTACCAGCGTGAGTGGGGCCTTGAGTTCGAAGCCTTCAATCGCACCGATGGCTGGTGGGAGAGTGCAGATAGCACCAGTCTGTACGAGGCGAACTATATCGCTGCCGGCTTCGAGCAAGTCGACAGCCCACAGCGCGGCGACATGATCGTGATGGAGGTCGGGCGCACGGCGCATCCGAACCACGCGGGGATCTACCTGGGAACTGACCCGACGCTGCCCGGTGAAGAATCCGCCGTCTTTGGTCCCGGGCCCTTCGTCCTGCACCACCTCTATGGCCGGCCATCAGAGGTGATTGTCTACGGCGGGCCATGGCTTCAGCGCACACGCTTAATTCTTCGACACAAGGAGGCACGATGAGCGCCATCGTTTATTCGCCAATGACCACCATCAAACTGTCCGGCTCGCTGGCTCAGAAGTTCGGCAGGCTGCACCGGCGCCAGGTTGGCTCGGGCGACACCTGGGAGAGTTTCCGGGCGCTGAAGGCAACCATCGACGGATTCGAGGAGGAGATCCGCCGCCTTGGCCGCCTTGGGATGCGCTTTGCCATATTCCGCAACCGAAAAAACGTCGGTGCCGATGAGTTCGGCATGGGCGGTGCTAGGGAGATACGCATCGTACCGGTCGTAGAGGGCAGCAAGCGCGGCGGCATCCTGCAGATCGTGCTGGGCGTGGTGCTGATCGCCGCCAGCTACTTCGGCGCTCCGACGGCGCCAGCAGGCATTGCGCTGCTGGCCGGCGGCGTGATCCAGATGCTCAGCCCGCAGGCCGCCGGCCTCAAGCAGAGCGCCTCACCGGAAAACATGCCCAGCTATGCATTCGGCAGCGCAAAGAACACCACGGCCAGCGGCAACCCGGTGCCGATCTGCGTCGGTGATCGCCGGTGGGGTGGCGCAATTATCTCGGCATCTATTTACGCCGAGGACAAAACGTAGGCACAACGCACCAAACAAGCCGGCCAAGAGCCGGTTTTTTATTGCCTGGAGGAAAGCATGGGCGCAGCACAGAATCTGGATGTTCATGGTGCCAAAGGTGGCGAGAGCAAGCCAAAAGCACCAGTAGAGGCGCCCGACAGCTTGCGCTCAACCAACGTGGCCAAGATCCTGATCGCCGTGGGCGAGGGTGAATTCGACGGGACGCCCACCGCGCGCGATATCTTCCTCGATAACACCCCTATTCAGGATGCCAGCGGCAATTTCAACTTTACCAACGTGAAGTGGGACTGGCGCCCCGGGTCTGTAGAGCAGACCTACATCCCAGGTATCCCGTCCGTCGACAACGAAACCTCGCTGAATATCGAGCTGCGCAGCGGCACGCCGTGGGTTCAGTCGCTGACCAACCTGCAGCTGTCGGCGGCACGTATCCGCCTGGCCACGCCGCGACTGGCGAGCCAGGACAGTGAAGGGAACATCGGTGGTTACAGCATCGAATACGCGGTAGATGTGGCTACCGATGGAGGTGCGTATCAGGAGGTATTGGTTGGTGCCATGACAGGCAAAGCCACCACTCGTTACGAAAAGTCCATGCGTATCGATCTTCCACCGGCCATCAGCGGATGGCTGATTCGAGTTCGCCGCATCACTCCAAATCAGAACACCGACAAGATCGCAGACAGCCTGTTTATCGCAGGCTACACCCAGGTGATCGACGCAAAGCTGCGCTATCCGAACACGGCGCTACTGTTCATCGAGTTCGACGCCGAGCAGTTCACCAACATTCCGGCCGTCACCGTGAAGTGCAAGGCCCGCCGCTGGCAGGTTCCGAGCAATTACGATCCGGTGGCCCGCACCTACTCTGGCGCCTGGGACGGCACCATGAAGGAGGCCTGGACCAATAACCCAGCCTGGGTCACCTACGGGATCTGCACCCAGGATCGTTTTGGCCTGGGCCGCCGTATCAAGCCGTGGATGGTCGACAAGTGGGAGTTGTACCGCATTTCTCAGTACTGCGACCAGTCGGTGCCGGACGGTGCCGCAGGCGTTGAGCCGCGGTTCCTGTGCGACATGAACCTGCAGGGCAAGGCCGATGCCTGGTCATTGCTGCGGGACATCGCCGGCATCTATCGCGGCATGACGTACTGGGCTCAGGGCCAACTGGTGATGCAGGCTGACATGCCTCGGGCACAGGACATGGACTACGTCTTCACCCGGTCGAATGTCATCGACGGCAAGATCTCCTATGGCAGCGCATCGGCGAAGACTCGCTTTACGCGCTGCCTTGTCAGCTACGACAACCCGCTGAACAACTACGACACCGATGTCACGGTCTATTCCGATTTGCCGCTGCAGCGCCGCCTGGGCGACAAGCCGACGGAGATCAGTGCCATCGGCTGCACTCGGGCATCTGAGGCCCAGCGCCGCGCTAAGTGGCTGGTGCTGAGCAACAACCAGGACCGCACCATCAGCTTCAGGACCGGCATGGAAGGCCGTATCCCGCTGCCTGGGTTCATTATCCCCGTGGCCGACTCGCTGTTGGCGGGCCGGGAGATAGGCGGGCGCATTGCGGCGGCGGCGGGGAAGGTCATCACCTTGGACCGCGACACCCTGGCCAAGGCCGGCGACCGACTGGTGATCAACCTTCCGGGCGGGCGGGCAGAAGGGCGCACCGTGGAAAGCGTGAGCGGCCGCAATGTAACCGTGACCGTCGCCTACAGCGAGCCCCCCGCAGCCCAGCTTCAGTGGGCAATCGACGCTGACGACCTGGCAATTCCTCTATATAGGGTGATGAGAACCGCACGGACGCCTGAGGGTGATTACGACATCAGCGCCTTACAGTATGAGCCAAGCAAGTTCCCTAGCATCGATACCGGTGCGCGCCTAGAAGAGCGCCCGGTTAGCGTGATCCCGATCACAGTAGTACCGGCACCGGCAAGCGTCACTATCACATCGAACGTATCGATAGACCAAGGCCTAGCCATCAGCACCATGAACATCTCGTGGCCCGCCGTTGCTGGCGCGGTCGCCTATGACGTGGAGTGGCGCAAGGACAGCGGCAACTGGATCAAGCTGCAGCGCACCGGCTCGACGAGCGTGGACGTTACGGGCATCTATTCGGGTGCCTATCTGGCCCGGGTGCGGTCGGTGAGCGCCTTCGAGATCTCTTCGATTTGGAAAAGCTCCAACCTGACCAACCTGGAGGGGAAGGTCGGCCTTCCGCCGGCGGTGGCGTTCCTGACCACCACCAGCTTGGTCTACGGGATCGGCATCCAGTGGGGCTTTCCACCAGGTGCAGAGGACACCCAGCGCACGGAGGTCTGGTATAGCGAGTCGCCGGACCTGACGACGGCGATCAAGCTGAGCGACTTCAGCTACCCGCAGGCCAAGCATGAGATGCACAGCCTGCTGGCGGGGGCGAGCCTGTTTTTCTGGGCGCGCCTGGTGGACCGTACCGGAAACGTCGGGCCGTTCTTCCCGATCCCGGGCGCGGTCAATGGCCAGGCCAGTTCGGACCAGACCGAGTACGACAAGTACTTCGCCGACAAGATCGGTAAGGGGGCGCTGTACCAGGACTTGCGCGAAGAGATCGAGCTGATTACGGGCGATGGGCCTGGGTCGGTCAATGAGCGACTGGAGCAGGCCAAGCAGGAGCTGGAAGAGCTGATCAACCAGGTCACGGACGCCCTGGCCTATGACCCTGCCAAGCCGTATCTGAAAGGGGATATTGTTCGCTTGGACCAGCACCTATTCCAAGCGAAAGGCCCGGTACCTGCGAACACCAGTCCGCCGAACGCCACCTATTGGTTGGATATCGGCACCATCCTGGAAACTGCAAACGCCTTGGCGTCGCAGGTTCAGATCATCGAAACCAAGATCGAAGAGCTCGACGGCAAGGTGGTGGCCACCGCGTCATCGATTGAGGCGCTGCGCTCAGCAGCACGGGAAGATGATGGCGCTGGTGACCTGGCGGGCGTGATCAAAGGCTGGCAATCAACCGCCGATCTGGCTCTGGAGAAGCGCACCAGGGCAACAGAAAACGAGTCCATGGCGCAGCAGCTGCTGACGATGAGCGCGCAAGTTGGGGCGAACAAGTCAGGGCTGAGCGTTCTGGAGCAGGTGGTGGCGACCAACAGGGAGACGGCAGCCACTCAAGTAAACCAACTGAAGAGCGATCTGGCGTTGACCGATGAGAAGGTGGCCGGTAATGCCGTGGCTATCACTGGCCTCGACACAAAGGTCACTGAGGTTGATGGCAAGGTTACGTCCCTTGCGGCCAGCAATGAATCGCTGCGGGCGGCGGTGCGCGGTGATGATGGGGCCGCCGATTTGGCCGGCGTCGTGAAGTCTTGGGATTCCACGGCTACCTTCTTCGCTGAGAAGAAAGTGCAGGCGTCCGCAAATGAAGCCTTGAGCAGGACAACAGAAACCCTGCAATCGAGCATCGGGCAAACCAATGCTTCGGTTCAGCAGGTTAGTCAGACGCTGGTTGGGCTCGATGGCAGGGTTTCTGCGCAAGTCACTCTCAAAGCTCAGACCGTTGTGGGCGACCGCAAGGTCGTTACAGGAATGGCTTTTGGCACGAACGGAGAGCAGTCGGAGTTCCTGATCTACGCGCAGCGGTTTGCCATCGTGAACGAGATAGACGGAACGGTAATCCCGATGTTCGTTGTGGAAAACAACCAAGTGGTTTTCAACACTGCGATCATCAGCAAAGCGTTCATCCAACAGATCATCTTGGGCATGAATCTTCGTTCTGCTGCTGTTGATTCAAATGGGCAACCGTTGATCGATCTCAACATGGTAACGGGCAAGTTCGTATTCCGTGGCAGCAAAAACGGGAACTCCTCGCTGCTGAATAGTGACGGACTTAAATTCACCTATGCCAATGGTGTTGATGGCATCGACCTGAGTCTTTGACATGGTGGGACTAGTAATAAGGGACAAAGACACTGGCCTCATCAAGGTTGATATGACCAGCTTCATCAGTCAGGAGACAGGCAGTGTTGAGACTGGCGGGCAGAATGGATCTATTCAGATCCCGGCTGCGCCGCCTGGGCGCAACCTGTTTTTCTCCGTTTGTCCGCTGGTTGATTTGCAGGTGGAAAAAGGGAAGAGGCCAGGTGTCACCCTTGATGGAACAACTTTGTCTTGGGCCTATTCATACAATACGTCTGGCTGGGGTTTCTTCTCGGCGAACTGCCGTATCTCCTATGGGTACTACTGATATGTCAGGACTTGTCGTTAGATTAAATGACTCCAGTCTTCTGTATGACACAAATAATATTAGCTACGGGCTGGTTAAGAGCGGCTATTTGGCCTATGTGGAAAACTGGCGCAGGCTGGAGTTGCGGGGTGTAAACGTTGATCCAAATATTGGGAGTAGCTGGATTGACAGCCCTAGATTGGGGGATGATCAGTACGGCTTCACAATAGATAACGCGGAAGCCCCGATTGTTTTTCTTGTGGGTAAAGGCGTGGGGACCGGGGTTAAAGTATCTGGAACTTCCAAGACATATCTTTTTTCCGGGGCTACCGCCAGTACAAAATACTACTGCTTCGACCTTATGAAAGACGATGCATTAGGTGGCCCGTCACTGAAAACGCGAGATATTAATCAAAAAATAACCTTCAACTCTGGGCAACTCCCATTAAACGTTGTTGCAGCAATACAGGCCCCGCTTCCAGGCCCCATCGATAGGTTTGGGAATCCCGTTACAGCATATGTAAATGGCAGGAATGAGAGGCTGCGATATCAGAATGCATCTGTCTCGGCGATACTTCATTGCGTTGTAGATATCCAAATGCCGTCTAGCGAGGAGTATGCAGCCTTCCTACCATGGAGCAGGTCATGTGGCGTGGTTGACTACGATTATATTCCAGGCGCCGGCGCTGTGATCTACGGAGTTGCTGAAGGTGCATTCGGTAGGGTTGGTGGTATATCGTTCTTTTTTTCGCCTCCCGGTAGAACAACTGAGCAATATTGGACCCAGACACAGCAGGCCAATATATCGTATTACCTACTTCCAACGGACCGTTATCCAACTGCGCTAGTCATAAAAACTGCCGGATTACCATTTCCATTTAATTGATTGTTTCGAACTTTAACGACCCGCCTTGAGCGGGTTTATTTTTGCCTGGAGATTATTATGGGTTGGTACAAAGAGGGGAAGGTGAACGTTGTTGCTGGCCAAACCAGCGTCACCGGCGTGGGCACGAACTTCGCAGCAAACTCCCTAGTGGGTGATGCGTTCATCGGCCCAGATGGTCAGTGGTACGAGGTCATCAACGCCCCGAGCCCGACCACGCTGTCGATCAGTCCTGCTTACCGCGGTGCCACGGTGTCTAACGCAAACTATGCGCTGATGCCGGTGCAGGGCTATCAGCGTGACCTGGCGATTGCTGCCGGGGCGATCATTCAGCAATGGGGGGCCACGCTTGCAGGCCTGGGTGCTGTGTCCACCGAGAACGTCGTGCCGGTAGCCAAGGGGGGCACTGGTGGCACTACATCTTCGACAGCGCGTGCGAACCTTGGTCTAGGGACTGCAGCAGTAGCGGCCCTTGTAGGCGCGGTCTCGCAATCCGGCGGAGTTCCCACTGGTGCAGTGATGCAGTACGGCAGCAATGCCAACGGATCGTTCATCCGATACGCTGACGGAACACAGATTTGCTGGCAGAAGGCATCTACCGCTATTGCTGTTACATCAGGCCCTGCCAATGGACTCTATTACGGTTCGGTGATTTGGACGTTCCCTGCTCAGTTCTATGCGGCACCGGTTGCTACAGGCTCCACCCAGTCCGATGGCGTCATCACAGTAGATCTAGGCGGCCCTTCGACAGTTACGCAGTTCTCGCCCGGCGTTGGCGCTCTCGCCAGCATTGCCTCTAGAACTTTCAGCCTGAACCTTATTTCTATCGGAAGGTGGTACGCATGATTATCAAATGGTCACCCTTTTCCCCGATTGACTCTGAAGAAACGCTGACGATCGTTAAGCGGTCAGACGTGTTGACCGTCAACGGAGAGCGCTTCGACTTTCGGCCCTTGCCGGATGGTGCAACGCTGCCCGCGGCGGCGATCAATTGCGAATGGATCGAGCAAGACGTGAAGCGTGTCGACGGCGAGCTGATCATCACCTTCCGGCTTCCGGTCGGCCAGGATGCCAGCTCGGCTGCGCGATTCCCTGTCGACACCATCAATCCTGCTGACGGTATTGTGAGTATTCCCCAATGACTGGAAATATTGATTTCGGCCAGATGATCACTGCCGAACAGCGTTTTGCTGACGAGCAACGTGCCGTGCTCGATTCCGCGCTGGCGTCTCGCCGCGCCGCCTATTTGTCCGAGTCGGATCCGCTGCGCCTGGAAGCCGACTATGACGCCCTGAGCCAAGGTCTGGAGCCTGACTACACCGCATGGCTCGCTTCCGTGGCAGCCATCAAGGCGCGCTACCCGCTGCCAGTCGGTGTTGATCCTCTCGCTGACTGATCCGCGCCTGCGTACAGCCACCCGCCATCGAGCGGGTTTATTTTTGCCTGGAGAAAAGCATGACCACTTCCGATAAAGACCGGGACATCCTGGCGCGCACGCTGTGGGGTGAGGCCCGCGGTGAGGGTTTGGCCGGCCAGGTCGCCGTGGCCTGGACCATCCGTAACCGGGTGTTCGACGGCAAGGCCAAGTCCTGGTGGGGCGAGGGCTACGCCGGCGTGTGCCTGAAGCCCTGGCAGTTCAGCTGCTGGAACCAGAACGACCCTAACTACGCCTACCTGCGCGGCGCCAAGCCGATCCCGGCCGCGCAGTTCGCCCAGGCCCAGCGTGCTGCTGACCAGGTGATGGCCGGTGCGGTACCGGATCCAACCGGCGGGGCCACGCACTACTACGCAACCACGATGCCCAAGGCCCCGGCCTGGGCGGCGAAGGCCAAGCAGACGCTGCGCCTCGGGCATCACGTCTTCTTCAAGGATGTGCCGTGATGACGCCCGCCCAGAAGCTGGCCGGGCTGGTGGTGCTGATCCTGGCGCTGATGGCCAGCGCCGCCGGCATCACCTGGCAGGTTCAGGAATGGCGCATGGGCAAGATGCTGGCCGAGCAGGCCGGCCAGCACCAGGGCGAAATGGCTGCCGTCAGCGCGGCCGCCTCCAAGCAGGTGAGCGCTGAGCAGGGTAAGCGCCTGACACTGGAGCAAAAGCTGTCCGCCTCCGATCAACAACACTCCCGAGAGCTATCCGATGCGCAACGTGCTCAAGTCTATCTCCGTGACCGCCTTGCTACTGCTGATGTGCGGCTGTCAGTCCTTCTCGACGCCACGGATTCAGCCAGTGGCTGCAACGTGCCTGCCGCCCCCGGCGCCGTCGGCGTGGTTCATGCAGCCCGTCGAGCCCATCTTAACCCAGCGCATGCTCAACGAATTATCGCCATCACCGATGCCGGCGACCAAGGATTGATCGCGCTGCGGGCGTGCCAGGCGTATGTCAGGGCTGTGGCCCCCTCAATACTTTCAACTCCAGCAGCAGCCGCTGATTCTCCCTGAAGAGATGGTCGCGTTGATCGGTCACCAGGTCGACGCTTCGAAAGCTTCTCTTGTCAGTCTGGTCATTGCCCATCGCCGATATGCGCTCAAGGGCGTCCCTCAGCGCCGTCTCTGCCGACGCTTTTCCGGTGGCGAGCAGGTCATTCATCTGGACCAGGCCCGCAACGTTCGCCCGTGCCTTGCTCAGCAGGCGATAGGCGGTTGTGAGCTCGTCCTCGAGTAGCGCGCACTGGTGTTTGTACATTTCCAGGGGCGTAGGGCACCCAAGCCACGTCGAGGTGTCTTCGTCGATGTTCATTGTGGGGCAATCCGAATGCTGTATGTGTATACAGTAATCGAGGTTTGCGGGTTGTGCGATGTGAGGCGACGAGCTGTAGGGGATTTTGGTTTGGTGTTCGGTGGGCAGGACGCCGGGGAAGGGTGCACTGAGCGAAGCAAGTTGCGCAAAACCTCCGCTACAGGCCACGGTTTATCGTTTGCATAAGCACAGGAAATGCGGTTATTTGGTGCCGTGCATACATAGGTAATTCTATATTTTATAATGGCTTACGTCTGTATGGGGCCAAGCATGGGGTGCTAGGGGTCGAGTGTTCGAATCACTCCGTCCCGACCATATTTTTCAATGACTTAGCCCGATCTGAAAAGGTTGGGCTTTTTCATGTCTGCGATTTAGGTTTTCTGGTAGTTAAATGGTAGTGAATTGAGACTTGCTGACGCCCTGTCGAGTTGGCGGTTGCCGGACAGTTGTCATCGCCAATGCAAACGGCCCTCCATCTCCAGGCTTTTCAGTGGCAGGATGATTGGGTAATGGGTTAGTAATCGTGGCTGCTGAGGCTGATGTTGTCTCAGAGGGCTGTTGACTCTGAGGCTTGGTAAGTGACTGGCCGCAGGTCGGTGAGTCCTGTCTGTGCTGTCGTTTTGGTATTTTCCGCAGTCTTGCTTGGACTGCCCCCGGCATCGTAGACATCTCCAGCCTATGCTTTGGTGCGGCCGAGTCCAACCATTCCCCGGCCTGGTCCGGCGTGGATGTATACCATGATGCCGTGTGTTATGGCTTACAACTGCAGAGCCTCTCCCTGATCC